ATCGGTCATACCGAGTGCCGACCTCGAACCCCGCCTCCACGAGGCGTTTGCCTTCCAGCCAGATACGGCTCGTTCCCTTGCCGTGGTTAGTTCCAATTATGGTTAGTTGTGTTCTCATAAGTTAGAGTCCTCTCGTGTTGCCGAGTTTGAATTGGCTGGATTGCTTGTTTCGGTGCGTACCCCTGTGCCGTCGGCGCACTTGGGGAGCATCCTTCTTCACCCAAAAAAGAGTCTTGTTGTCGTGGTCGTAGGAAATGAGTTCGCCAGCACCTTCCCAGAGTCGGATGTAGTCCAAATAAGCCTGTGCCAGCTTCAAGTCGGGGAAGGGGATGGAATAGCCGTCAATGGAGACGTTCCATTTGTCAGCGATGTATTTCAGAATTCCAACCTGGCTCATGGGTTGGAGTACGCATCTGTTCCAAAAGCTATGCGTCGCCTATACGCAGAAACCTTTTGGCTTACTTAAGGGAATGGCCACATTTCGACCTATGGCATTTACAAAAGCACCTTCGGGCTGGCTGGGGTCGGGTTACACCGTCTCGGGCAGCGGAACTACAGCCGCAATCAATTTTGGGATCAGCGGGAATACTGCGGTAGGAGAAGCTTTTCCACAGATTACATCTGCCGAAGCAAACGCATCAACTGGCGACATCCGCATGGTTTACTACGGAATAGTGGAACAGCTTTACCAATCCTACTTAGGTAAAGCCGACGCTGACAAACCTAACAGGATGACGTTGGGCAAGTCTTCTAGCGTCAACTCTACGACTGGGCTTATTACAACCAACTACAGCATTCAGTTTGTTCTGCAGGCTACTGGGCTGGATGTAACTGCTGAAGCTTAATTTTTCACCTTACGCTTGACCTCGCTTTTCGTGAGGGTACAAGAAATGGTGTGAAGCTATATCAGATCGAGGGGATGCTCTCTTTAGAGCAGATGAAGAGGGAGCATCCCTTCACTATTTCTGGAATACTTACCGAGGACGAGAGCCTTGTGGCATTGGTCGGGCCAAATGCTGAGAGCCAGACTTGGACGGCCATGATTTCGATTAAGAGGAATACAGATACGTGGTCAACTAGAGCCTTTCTTTGGTGTCACCTAGAGCCAATGGAGATTCTTTACCAAAAATGGGGAGTAGACGCCCTGCCTCCGTTTCAATGGGGCAAAATGAAACAAGCTCCAGGACATGGGTTAGAATGGCAGATCGAGGAGCAGGGGAAAGAGATGAGCGAAGCCTTGGACAAGACCCTTGGGAGTATTACTAAATGCAGACAAGGCACACGCTTGGCTTTGGCTCACCTTAAAGCAGAGGCCGTCAGACTCGACGCCAGCCTTGTCGGGCTTAACTAATCATTTTTGATATAATCCCAGAGTATTTTTGCTATCAAACAAGATAGCGGAACTCGTTTTTTTGTTGCGTGTTTTTTTAGCGCCTCCTTAAGAAAGCTAGTCGCCCAGAATCCTATAAACTTTCGAGTAGGGTGACGCTTGTTCGGCATACCTAGGCGTAGGTGCATACAACTTGCATGCCAACATTAAATCATGGTGTTCAACACCTTGCGGTGTTTTCCACCTGTTTTTAGATTTGCTGAATTAGCTGACTCTTGGCTTTATTCATGAGTTGTGAAGATTATCTTTACACATCCACATCCAGCTATAGGCCCAGAGGGGGTACGGGGGTGGTGTTTAAGCCCTATTAGTCATGGTTTTATGGCGATAGCGCACGGATCAGTACCCGATTGCATGAAGAAATTAAGGTATTGTCCCTCTCGGAGCGTAGTGGATTCTCCTTGGGGAGCATTGCCAGTCGGGTTCAAGGCTGGGGCTGATTGCATCCTCACGGAGGTAGATGGACGTTGGTACGCCAAGTCGGAGAGGGGAACAAACACCTATCCGCTCTTCCACGAGGCACAGGTAGAATCGGAGTTCCAGCCAGTCCTGTCTTGTTGGCGAGGCTCTAGGAAGGGTTGTGTGGACTGCTCCAGAGCCTGTCCAGAGATCGACCCCGCAGTCAAAGCTAGGCGTGAAGCCCTAATGTCGCCAGCTGTCGTGGCCTCCCAGAGGGCAAAAAAAAGAGTCGAAAGATTTTTGTTGTCATACGAGCCCCATTTAGCAATATCTTCGGAATGTCTCTCCGAGAAAGTCTCCAATCTGATGAAAGTTTTGGGAGCAAAAGGTGGGAGAGTTAAGAGTGAAAAGAAGCGTCTCGCCGCAAAACAAAACGCACTCAAACGATGGAGTGCGAAGCGATAGCAATCAAATTCGACACAATATTTACTCTCCGCAGAGAGTCCCGCTTGGGATCGACATAGTATTATCTGAGAGTGAAATCGCTCTCCCAACCGAAAAAAAATCCGAAGTAGAAAAAAATTTTTGGTCAACTGTATCGGTTGGCACTCGCAAGCCGTTAAAGGGAACGCTCTCCTCCCGCCTCTCTCCTCTTGTACTCGCAAAGCGTCTTGGATTCTCTCTCTGCCAAGTATTCGAGCTGATCGAAGCTGGCTCAATTATTTGCCGTAACGGCTTTATCCCCGATGAGGAGGCCGAACGCCTTCTCCAACCCAAAATAGAAAAAGTATAGGAGAACCATGACTCAACAAATAATGACCCCAGAATTGTATACACAGCTTGCAGACCCAACTGCTTTGCATCGCCGCTCCATTGCAGTTGCCAACGCCGTCCGTGATGGAGTGCTTGGGCAGACCATCGAAATCCAAGGGAAGAAATACATCCAGTCCCCAGGTTGGGCGATGATGGCGAACGCATTCGGTTTTGTGGTCAGCGGCGGCGAGGTTCGCAAGGAAGGCGAAGGGTTCGTGGCCAAGGCATATCTAAAACGTGTGGATGACGGAGTAGTGGTGGCAGAGGCCGAAGGATATTGTGACCGCACAGAACCCCGCTGGAAGACGGCGGCCGAATACGCAATCCGCTCCATGGCCCAAACACGAGCGGCGTCCAAAGTTTGCAAGATGGCTCTGGCCAGTTGCGTGCCCTTGATGGGAGTAAAGAACCTCTCTGTCACGCCAGCCGAAGAAGTCCCAGAAGGTGGCTTTCCTTCTTCCTCTTCCTACGCAACCCCTGTGAAGATTGTTTCTACTCCAGCTCCAGCCCCAAGGCTTGAGATTGTTGAAGAGAAGGCGTTAAAGAAGGAATTTGCAGAAGCAATCGTGCGTGAAGAGAAGGCCTTGCCGAAGCGTGATCCCAACGCCCCTGTGCGGGATATGGCTCTTACTTTCGGCAAGTATAAGGGTCAGACCATCCGCCAAATCGCCAAGGATGAGGATGGTCTTCGCTACCTAGAATGGCTGGCCTCCCAAGAGCTGAAATTGGCCAATGACGGCAAGCCCTTCAAAAAGGATGTCGAGCGAAACGAGATCATCGCCGAAGTTCTGATTGAAAACCCCGAGAAGCCACAAGGACAAGGAGAGTCTGACGATGATCTCCCCTTCTGATTTTTCGTTATGGAAGGAACTCTGGTCATGGATCAACACCATAGTCTTCTGTCTTTTAGGCGTGGGGCTTGGGGTGTCGGGCTTGGTTTTCTTGGTGGCTTGCTTTTGCGTCCTTATCGACTGGGCGCGGAAGGAGCTGAATTGAAAATCAACAAAATGAAGACTGCCTCTATCAAGGAGGCGATTAACAGGCTTGAGGCGATGCGTGACGGCAAGTGGACAACGGAACAAGACAAAAAAACTTGGTCTGAATTCCCCAAAGGCCGTGAAACCCAAAGCCACTACTACAAACATCTAAGAAACGAAATACAGGCGAGAGCCTCGGAGGGCGCAATATGACATTTGATGACGGACGGATGGGGCTTCCTAGTGCATCGAAGGCCGAGCGGTGGACAAACTGCGTCGGGTCGGTGCAGTTGGAAGAGCTGATCCCAGACGCAGAGCAGGGACCAGAGGCAAGGAGAGGGGATCGTATTCACTTCGCCTTGGCTGACGGAAAGGTCAATGACCTACCCAACGCCGACGAGGTGGAATGTGCCGAGTTGCTTCAAGAGATGGAGAAACAGGCTGTGGAAGCCTTCCGCCTTGAGGTCAAGGCTGTTGACGAAACCTTCAAGGGCAAGCTGACGGCCAGCAGGGAACAGCGACTTGTTTTGAGGCGTGGGGAAACCCCGCTTATGACAGGGAAGCCCGACCTTGTTATGTGGACGGACACCATCGTTAAGCGTGGTCTGATCGTAGACTACAAGACAGGGATGGGGATCGTTCCCACCGAGAAGAGCCAACAGCTTCGGGTGTTGGCTTTCTTGGCGGCCGATGAATACGGACTGGAGGAGGTCTATGTGACCATTCTCCAGCCCAACAACCCAATCGTTTTGCAGAAGATGACTCGGTCAGAGATCCGACTGGAGCGGGAACGCACCTTGTTGGCTTTGGACAGGATCGCGGATAAGTCTGCCTCCCGCCAAGTTGGCCCTTGGTGTCAGTACTGCAAAGCCACAGGGATTTGCCCAGAGGCACAGGAAGCCACAAAGACCCTCACGACCACCTCAACCTCGGCGGTTATCGACCCCAGTCAGCTCCCAAGGCTTCTGGAGGTCTGCACCCTTGCCGAGTCCGTGATCGAGAATGTTCGCAAGAGGGCAAGGGAGATCCTTGACGCTGGAGGCGAAGTTCCTGGTTGGAAGCTAATCAATAGCAAGCGGAGATCCATCACCAGTTCTGCCTCTGCCTATCACCTCATCAAAGAGGCGTTCGGCGAGGAAGTGGCGATGGGGGCGTCTTCTGTTTCGTTGACCGATGCGACCAAGAGCTTGGCCACCAAGGCGGGTCTCAAGGAGAAGGAAGCAAAGGCAAAAATTGAGTCGGTGCTCGCCGACATCATTGAGATGAAAAATTCACAACGACTGATGAGGTCATAAGGAGAAATATGGAATCCACATCCGATAAAGTTGCTAAATTGGTGGCTCAATCTGAGATTGCAAACATACAGGAGCAGATTTGGTCACAGCACAAAACGATTATGTTCCTTGAAGAGCGGGTCATTGCATTTGAGCGACTCGTGCAGGGATACACAAGCGTCACAAAGGACTTGGCCAAAGAGATTAAGTTTGCGGTAGCCGAACACAACAAGGTCGCCTTAGTTCGGCGAAGCAAGTGTGGCCGATATGGGCGCCGAGAAGGCGAAGTAGCAAAGCGATGGGCTGAATGGAAGGCTTTGGAGGAAAGCGGCAAAACAATCTACCAGATTGCAGAGATTTGGAAGGTTGACCATTCAACTGTGGCTTACGCGAAGAAAAAGGGCTACTCGAACGCAAAAAGCTTGTTACCAGCCAGCCTAATTGGACACGAGATCGTTTCGCTTCCACCTACTCGCAAGGGTCATCGAAAGCACAGGAACAGGATGCAACTGAGGTTGGCGGCGTGAAGGCAGACGATAAGGCAATCAAGGCCATTTCTAGCCTTAAGGAGTCAAACGCTACCTACCTTGTGCTTGTCGAGTTCCAAGAAAGCCCAGATGTGTTTGTGGACAGCCGTGGCGACCAGACCAAGGGACAGCGAAGCAAGTTCATGCAAGCCCTGTACCACCATTGGTCTGGGCAACCCAAGAAGGAGGAAGACGATGAATAGGCCTCAAAAAACCAAGCCCGAACAAGTCGTTGGATCCGCACGGAAGCAGACGAACTTCTGGCAGAACGTGGTCGCCCTGTACGCTTTTCGGTATGGGGCGATGGAGATTACCGAGGAGTGTGCTTTCGAAGTGCTAAAAAGCACTGAGCAAGCCGTCGTGGATCTGGATAGGACAGGGGAGAACCTTGTGGTGGCCCTTCGGGGTAACAAGCGGAGCGTTTTGCAGAAACTGAAAGCGTGCTGGCAGACATGGAATTCAAACTAAACATCGAACCGAAGTCTATTCAGTCTGGCCTTCGCTTTTCGGGCAAGGGCGGGAGACCCCGTGTTTTCCGCAACCTTTCCAGTAAGGCTTATGTGCGGGAGCTGATATTTGCATCAAAGCAGTACGCCAAGGAGCAGATCCAAGGCCCATTGCGTTGCGATGTTACTTTTGTGCTAAAGCGCCCACAGAGGCTTAAGGCGAGTGGCCGTCAGCCAGCTCCAGTCAGGCCAGACCGCGATAACCTATTAAAACCGCTCCAGGATGCCCTTACACAGGCGATGTTCTGGGTGGACGATAGCCAGATCGTTGCTGGCGAAACCCTTAAACTATATGCGGGCAAGACTGAAAAGCCCTGCATTGAGGTGAAGATTACAAAGCTATGAAACTACCTTGGATAAAATTTTTCTCATCGGATTGGCTTTCGGACGAGGCATTGAGGTCTTGCTCGATTGCCGCCAGAGGCATGTGGATTGATTTGCTGGCTATGATGGCCAAATCCAATACTCACGGATTCCTACTTGTAGGAGATGTGCCAGCTTCAGTTGAGCAGATTGCCAGAATTGTTGGCGAGCCCACAGACGTAACTAGGAAACTTCTACAGGAGCTTGAAAGAAATGGGGTGTTTTCTAGGGACGAGAACAACGTGGTTTACTCTCGCAGAATGAAGCGCGATGAGGATTCTCGTAAATCCAACGCTGTTAGGCAGATGCGATACAAGGAGGCCCATAAGGAGGATGATAGCCCAAAAGTAATAAAGTACTTTAAGCCATCAAAGTTTGAGTGGATGGAGTATGCAAAGACTATCGCTGGATGGAATGATGCCGAGAGTGCCTATGACTATTACGAGTCCATAGATTGGAAGGCTGGCGGGGGGCGAGAAATTACGGATTGGAAGGCTGTTGCCAGAAACTGCGCCAGAAGATCTGAAAAGAAGCAAAACTCAGTAGAGGTCAAATTTGGTTCGTTTAAGCCAGCCCCAAGAGAAGCCAAGTCCGCATGCGAAAGTCCCAAACTTCAGCCAATCAATTATAATTCAGTTGATGTGGTGGCTGACCTAGTCACCACAGCACTTAAAGAGGGCTTAAGTCTTTCCATGCTCAAGGCTTCGGCTCCCAAGGATATTTGGGAAAAAGCCTTTGAAATGGCCAAAGCAAAGGAGTCTCTATGCCCAGCATAACCACCAGAGAAAAGGTTAACGAGCTATCCCGCAAGAAGACGGAGTGGCTTGAGAACGAACTCAATTCTCCAGAGATGCAAAGATCTATTCTTTCCGTTCTCAAGGAGGGCTTAAGTGCCGTGAAGTTCCAATGGGACGGCAAAAAGCAACAGGCAGACGAGGTCGTTGATTTCCCCACTAGGCTTAAATCTTGCGAGCTTGCTCTTGCCTACGCAATTGGGCGGCCGCTGGAGCGCCAGCAAATTATGGTTGCCCACCAGCAGATCAAGGATCCATCAGAGCTGGTGAAAGGATCGCCAGCACTCAAAGAAGCCCTTCGAGAACTTCTCGATGAGAAGGACGAAATCCAAACCATAAAAGCACAAAACGCAAAAGAGGTCACAAAACAATGATAAGCCAACAGGATCTAACCACAGGAATGGTTGCGGCACTGGGGTTGCGAGTAAAAAAGGTGGAGGAACGAGTCGATATCCTTGAGGGGAAGCGCCTTGTCAAACCCACCGAAACCGATGACGACCAGCTTGAAAAGGAATGCCAGAATGTCGGCGTTTCGATGGACATCGTCCTTCGCCATGACCGATACGGCGCTGGAGCTGATGCCCGATACCAAGTCGCTCGTAATTTAAGCAAGCTGGGATGGGACACACGAAGGATTTCTAGGGTTCTTCGTCGTTCAGTTCGGTCAATCCAGAGGATGATATGAATCTAAGCATGTGTGAACTAGACATTCTTTTATTCGTTCTGGAAAACAAGACCGTGCGGAGAGTGTTTATTAAAGAAGCCCGCAGTTGGGATCATAGCCTTGCAGATGCAAAGGCTATGCACCTAAACGTGCATAACGAGGTTTCAAAGTGCATGTCAAAGGCTGTAAATGACTGAACCACTTCAAGCCTTAGACTTTATCCGAGATAACGCCTTGCCATTGGCACAGGCCAAGGCCAACCGCATCTATCTGGAGGAATTCAGAAAGACCAAGAAGGCTATTTTGATGCGGGACGCCAGCGACGATGGCATGGTCACAATCGCCGCCCAGGAGCGAGAGGCTTACTCCAACGAGGAGTACCAGAAGCTATTGCTTGGCTTGAAGGAAGCAGTTCAAGAAGAAGAGCGTCTGCGTTGGCTCATGGTTGCGGCTCAAGCCAAGATTGAGGTCTGGCGCTCATTTGAGTCATCCAAGCGGGCGGAGATGAGACTATGAGCGTAAAGAGGTTCTCAAGGCTCGTGGAGGCCCTGCGTTATGGGAATGAATCCCTGCGGAGCGTGGTAAAGTCTGCTCCAACCCCCATGGCTCATTCGCTACAGGAGTGCCTCAATCATTTTGAGACAACTGCCTTGATGGCAAAAGAATCATTGGAACACGCCAAAAGGCACAAAAAGAAGGCTTTGGAGACCCGCCTGTGATAGCCGTAAGACTTGAGGGCTACGAGGTTGAGGTAGCGGTCCTTGTTGGCTCGTCTAGGAACAAGTCTGCTCTTAAAAAAGAGTCTAGGGATGTTTACGCATGTGACCCTGTGATGTCTTGGGGTCAACACGTTGAGGCCGCTGGGGCCGAAATGGCTGTGGCCAAGTATCTGGGGTTGTATTGGGACGGATCTGTGGACACATACAGGAGTGGGAGCGGGGATCTTCCCTATACGAATGTAGACGTAAAACATTCCAAGGACGGCAAATGGAAAGTTAAGGAAAGGGACGAGGGAGAGCTTATTTTGGTCAAGGGCACTATGCCCGACTACATTATTGATGCCTACTGCTTCACGGAAGAGATAAAGGAAACCACCAGTCCGATGAATATAGGCGAAAGCAAGTTGTGGTTTGTGCCAGACATGGCAAAGCATCGGGACTTTAGCGGGCTTAGAAAAACTTTATGGAGGAGGGCTTTTGACGCACGACAGGCGTTCCCGCCCTGCGACACAAAATGAGGGCTATGGCATGGGTTCTTTATTGGATCGGTGACTTTATATCCAACACCATCCTTCGGTTTGGATGGGGCTATTCGATCTACAACAAGGCTATGACTTGGTCCTTGAGGCTTGATAAAAAAGACGAGATCTGGAAGAGGGTCAAATGACAAGCTATCTGCCAAGCCCTCGATGGGTTCAGACGCCTTTAGGACAAGCCCTGTGGATTGCCACTATCGACTACGGGATCTCCCATAACCCTATTTACTTGGTTGAGGTCTGCTCGACAGGGGAGCACCGATGCGTGGACATGAGGGAGATTCGTGGGATGGAGAATTACACCTTTGATATAGATAGGCCAGAAATGCCAAGAAAGAGAGACGAGTGGATATGAAGGAAGAAGACCCAAAACACGTTCCATCTATTGCAGAGATGGCCAGTGCGGCCGCCGAGATAACTTGGAGAATTATGAGTAATGGATCGGACAAGTCGGCCTATGGTGAATGGCTTCACAAGGACAAACCGACATACGACTATCATATCTGTAGGGCAATCAAGCACGCCGTAACTGCCCAGCAACAGATCCACCTAAACGAACCCCAGCCCGACATCAACGGAGAGACGGCCATAGACCACCTAGAAAGGACTATTGTTCGTGGTCTTTTTGCATGGTTTCAGCTCAAGAGGAAAATGCCTAGACTATGAAGGTTTATATCTGGGGATACTTGCACCAATGCGGCGGAGCTGGCCCCGAAACAGGCCACGCCATCGAGCTGTTCCGAGATAACGGAGTCGAGGTCACTTGCGTTGTTCCACAGGGAACAGATGTGCTTTCGACATCTGAGCCTAGGAGGAGGTACTTGGACTCCCTTGGGGTCGCTACAGAAGCCTATTCACCTGGCATGTTTAACGATCAGAATATCTGGTGTTGGTGCGAAGATAGCCTCTTTGAGTACTTGATAAGGCACGAGGAAACGCCTCGGCAAATAGTTTACTGGCCGTGCATGAATAATTTTAGGGACAGGGAGCTTATCGCCATTGCTAAGATCAAGAACTTGCGGATATTATGTCAAACCGAATATCAGCTTGGCCAGCTCACGCAACGCATTAACGATGTGGGGATTTCGGCGGATATGCGTCACGTTTACCCCTTCTTTAATTTGAACAGCAAATGGGGTAAATTCCGATTCAGCGACAAGCCTTTGGACAGGCTAAACGTGATAAGAATTGGCCGCGACAACGAGCCGTTTAAGTACCCAAGGGATATGTGGGACTTGTTTTACAAGGTGACAACCCCAAGCGGAGTAACATCAAAGCTGTTCGTAATCGGATGGGGCGAGGAGGGCGAAAAGCTTTTGGGGAACATAGGGGATCCAATCAATTCATATTTTGGGAAGATCAATGCCGAGGTTATTCCGCATATTTATAGCCCCAGCGAGCTGGCGAACCACTTTAGGGATGCTCACGCACATCTTATGTTTTACCCATTCCACGAGAATGCGCCACGAGCAATGTTTGAGGCTATGGCTTGCGGGTCGGTTGTTGTGGGTCCTACTCACGGCGGAATTCCAGAGTTTATCAGAGACCAAGAGACTGGCTTTCTGGTTTCGAGCAACGACGAGGCTTCACACAGGCTTTCACAGCTTGCCTTTAGCCCAAATAAAGCAAGGCGGATGGCTGAGAACGCATACGACAACCTAAAAAAGGGTATTGGATGCCCCAAGTGTGCATACGAAAGGTTTTCTGAACACCTATGAAAAGCGAGTGGGCAGTAGCACTACAGAAACACTTAGTTGAAAAAGTTGCGCCGCCGCCAGATGGCTGGAAATCAATAAGGCAAATCTCCGAGGAGCTTGGACATAGCACTACCCATACAAGTAAAGTGGTTAACAAGATGGTTAAAAGGGGTTTAGCCGAAATGAAATCCTATAAATGCTTAATGTCTGTGGATGGCAAAAAGGCGGCTTACAGCAGAATGGTTCCGCACTACCGACTTTTACCCAAGGCTAAATCTCCTTAAACTCGGTAGGCAGAATCCACTTCCCAGAGATCTGGCGAGCTTGGTATACAACGAAACTACCATCGTCAAAAATAAGGCCATAGACCCAGCCATTCTCGTGATTCAAGGTTCCCAGCATTGAGCGATTGTACTCGTAATCTAGCTGGCATAAGCATCCAGCCACCCAACCCTGTTTCGGGACAAGACCTTCTACGGAGATGGATTGGATGGTGTGGGTATGACCCATAACCACGTTCTCTCCGTAACTCTGGAGAGTCTTTCGCAGGGCATAGACCCCAGCGGCGTAGCCGTGAAGGAAGCAAAGGCGACCTTCCCGATGGATTCCAAGCCTTTTGGAGTAGGGATAAGTTTTGATCCCAAGGGTCTTGCATAGTTCGTCCAGCTCCTCGACCCCCTTTAGAGCCGCATCTCGCTTTAGTCCGTCTGATTCGCTCTCTGCAACGTCCCAGAGTCGCTGGCAATGGTTCCCGCGAAGCCAGACCTTTGTGCCTTTTCCATCCATCCATTTGCTCAAGAACTCAATCCCACAGGCTACGTCATCTGAGAGGCTTTCGGCCTGTTCGGCCTTGTCAGCCTTCTTCCTCAATCCACGGAAATCAAATAGGTCTCCGCCCATAATCTTGATGTCGGGCTTAAATGCCTCTGAAAACTGAAAGAACTTTTTCACCACAGCTCGATCTTGCATATCTCCGTGGAGGTCGAACCCAGCCATAAACTTTTGGTATTTTTTCATCGGTAGTAGTTGTCGTCCTTTTGAGGCTCAAAGCGATCATCGTATCCGTCGTCTCGATCCTCGAAATCCCACGGCGTTCGTGTGCCAGGACGCTTGCTCCACAGCCAACGAGAAAAAGATGATCTTTCTTGTTCGGGTTTTCTTTCAACCCACAGCTCAATTACCCTTTTAACTAATTGGGCTATTATCATTTTAGCCAATCTCGGCATAGGAGTGTCCTCATCGACCTTTTTCGGCGGTATACGCCGTCACCCCCGCCAGCACCCCGATCCCCAGCAGAGTTGGTATTGCCCTCAATTGTAGTAGCAAAGCCATTTTCAGTTTTCTCGATGATCCCTGTATGGGCTACACGACCAAGGGAACTAAAGTAGATCCCAAAGACAGAAGCAGGGGGCGAGTATTCGACCCGCTTGCCTCCAACCACCCAAGAAGGACTCCATCCTGTTTGAGGTACTAGGTTCCCATACCCAGCCTCACGGAACACATAGTAGTTAAACGCAGCACACCAAGGATTTCCTGGTTCAAGGTTAACCGAGGAAAGCATGACATCGACCTCTGGCCCTGTGTTAACTCCCCATTCTTTTACGCCAATTTGCTTTCTGGCTTGGAATAAAACGCACCCTCGGTCATCCGACTGGCAAAAGGGGGCGGTTAAAAGTATTAACGCCAGCCAAGTAGGCATACCACGGCTCCTATAAAAAGGACGCACCATAGGCAAAGCACAATGACAAGTCGGGCGGTTCTGGTTGTAGATCTCCAGTCCTGTAGCCAGCTCAAGGTATCGATATACTCGTTGATTGAAGGCCACTCCATTTGTACTACAAACCACGCCAGCCACACAGCCAATAGGTAGGCAGAAGCCCCAAGGATTAGGCCATGCAGGGATCCTCGGTCATACGTCCCAGCCGATGGGTCAAACTGCTGGATCAGCGGGGCGGCCGACCAGAACACTATGATGGCTATGCAAAATGAACCAAGACCTTGGAACTTGGAGAGGAACTTCTTCACCAAGGGATCCCCACAAACTTCCTAGCCACAAACATAATACCCCCAAATATGAATCCTCTAAACATCCATATCCCTAAAGCGATAAGCGCACCTCGATAGATCCAAAGCTCTTTTAAGGCTTTTCGCTGTTTGGACTTCCATACACCAGCGTCCTTAATTGCCTCGTTCTTGTCTTTGACGGCCTCGTCCAAGTCAATAGAGGTCTGCTTGCAGGCCTGTACGGCACTTTCTAATTGGGCTTTAGCTACGACTAGGTGTTTCTTGGCCTCTGGGTTGGCTACAGCAATTGCATCGTCGATGCGTGCCGCGGCAACGGAAAAATCTGCCGAATGCCTGACAGTCGAGCATCCGCACAGCAGCAATGCCAATGCAATTAACAATCGCATGGGGTTCCTGAATATTTAGGGGTACTGATCTGACCTTGGCCTCCCCAAGTACCTTCTTCTTCGTTAAAAGTCCAAGATCCACGATCATTTGCCTCTAGGTGCTGTTCCGTCTGTCTAGAATTTTTTTTCTCTGACAACGTCCTTGCCCCAATGGAAACGCCTATTTCGGTTCCAGATTCGCTCTTTGTGCCTGTTTCGGTTCCAGCTCCGCTCTTTGTACCTGTTTCGGTTCCAGCTCCGCTCTTTGTGCCTGTTTCGGTTCCAGATCCGCTCTTTGTATCTACCTCTGTCCCAGATCCTCTCTTTGTATCTAACTCTGCTCCAGCTCCGCTCCTTGCGTCCAATTCCGATCCAGAGCCATTCTTATTTTCCATATCAGACCCTACGCCTTGCGTAGATTCAGCATCAGACCCAGTGCCCTTCCTCGACTCCGCTTCGCCTCCTGTGCCCCGCGTGCTTTCTGTGCCAACACCATTGGCTGTCCTTGTGTCTAACTCCTTTGCGTTTGCCTTTGCTGACGAGTTATCGATGACCCTAGAGCTAGATGATTCGTAAACTTTTTCATTTGCTGATGACGTCTGACCTTCCAAGGATCTATTGGCATTCTTACCAATGCCAGTCGTAAATTCAAAATCATTGCGGTCCTCAATAGAATTACTTTGCCTTGATAAAGCTTGATAAGCCGAAGTTACCAAAATCTCATAATCAATCTTTTCGGGCAAGTCCACCATTACGCCAAGAAGTGGATTGGCTTGAGTTGCGTTCCTAGAGTTGGCTATTCCTCGCCTTACCTCAAACAATGAATCACGGATAAATGTATCGAGATCAGAAAGATCAACGATGGTCATCTGTTTCTCCAGTTTATCGCCGCTTCAACAGCAAACCCAACCAGCGACCCAACTGCTGATGCGGTTAAAATAAAAAACTTCTTGAAGCTCTCTAGCGACGAAACCCTGTTGGCCAGATCTCCGAATGTTGAGTAACTCTTTTCCATGACATCCTTCATCTGGGAAATATCATTGGACATTGCGATCATTCGCTCTTCGATTCTGGCAATTCTTTCCGAAATAAATTCTCGATGCTCAGAGCGGCTCATTGAACGTCTCCAGGGTACTGAACAACAATTGGCACGCTGAACCGAATCACACATCCAACGTCGTCTTTTTGCGTGTCTGTTCGCAATGAGTATCCCGATCGGCTGGTGCTGGAGGATTGCGAAGAGCTAGTGAATCCACTTGAGCTCGCCGAAAGGCTATTAGATGCCAGCGTGGATCGGCTGTTGCTCGAGGAATTTGATGAGGAACGACTATTGCTGGACGAGGTTGAGGTAGATTTGCTTCCGCTCGAAGAATTGGATGTTGAGCGGCTGGCGCTGGAAGAGTTGCTTGTGGAACGACTTACACTTGTCGAGTTGCTCGTTGAGCGGCTCGCGCTTGAGGAATTACTCGTCGATCGGCTCGCGCTTGAGGAATTACTCGTCGAGCGGCTGGTGCTCGCAGAGTTGCTGGTTGAGCGACTGGTGCTCGAGGAATTACTCGTGGAGCGGCTCGAACTAGAAGAGTCGCTATTTGAGCGACTTGAACTGCTTGAGTTTGAGGTCGAGCTACTTGAACTGGTAGAATTGCTTGTCGATCGGCTTGAGCTGTTTGAGTTTGAGGTCGAACGACTTGTGCTGGAGGAATTGCTTGTCGATGAAGACGAGCTTCCAGAAACGCTTGCCTTATTATTTGCTATTGAATCGTTTCTTGTGTCGACAAGTTGGTATCCCATAAATTCTCCTTATTCCAGTTATCTAGATATAACCCCTGTCTCTGTATCAAATTTGTCGTAAAGCCTGTTTCCCTTATGATTTTGATCCGTACAGCGATCTTCCTTTTCGTCTGCGGAGGTGCTGTTGTTTTCGGTCTCGGTTCCGCTGTTGGTGTTGGTTTCGGTCTCGGTTCCGCTGTTGGTGTTAGTGTCTGTCTCAGTCCCACTGGTGGTATTGGTTTCTGTATCTTGCCCGTTCTCCGTTCTGAGCGAGATATCAGTTCCGCTCATGCGATTCATATCAGTCTCGCCACCGCTCGACCTATTGGACTCCGTATCGCCCCCGCTAGACCTACTAGACTCCACATCAGTCCCCACAGCTCTGTCGGATTTATTCTCGGTTCCATTGGAACTGTTTCCGTCATTCTCTTGGTCGCTAGAGATGTTTCCCTCATTTGTGAGTTCGCTAGATGCATCTGTTTCAGATTGTAAGCTATTCTCGGTTGCAACTTCGCTTTCATTGGCCTGACTCGTCTCATACTCGATTCCAGCGCCAATGGACGCATCGGTTTTATTTTCAAGGCTAACCCTAGACGAACCATCGTATTCGTTTGAAAATGTTGATTGTTTATCTGTGCCGCTGTCACTTGCAGAGCTTGTAGATTCTCTTGTTTTGGATTGGTAGGACTTAAGCAGGGTCATCTCAAAATCTATTTTCTCTGGAAGGTCTACCATTACCCCTGTGTTGGGGTTGGCTTGTGAGGCGTTCCGAGACAAGGCAATCCCCCTACGCACCTTAAAAAGTATGTTTTCGATGACGCTGGCCGATGAGGAGAGTGGTACGACAAGAGCCATGCTAGAACCCCACAGGAGTCATTATCTTGTTCATCGCACCGCTGATAGGCTCGTGGTACGACTTCAAGAAGGCCAAGGACTCCGACGCCTTCTTTACGACAAGGTTTTTGTCTAGTTCTGGTTTAAGTAGGGAAGTTGTCGCAAGCTCCCCAGCGATTAGGGGAACTAGGAAAGCCTCGATGTCAGAGCTTGGGGTGTAGATCACAATAGGAATCTGTAGATCTGTGAGAACTAACTGCTGTGGCTCTAATGAGGCCGAGAAACGAATCGAGGAAGCCTTCGTAGGCAAGGGGATGACTCGAACTAAAGCCCTAGCCCCACCGCCAATAGTGTCTCCGAGGTACTCGGCGGTATAATACGCTGGAAGCCCACTCTGCCTGTAGTAAGTGAGGGTGTCTTGACGTACTGGGGCTTCGGAAAGAAAGGTTAGGCGATGGTCTTCGTCCCAGATTACAGATCCCTCGATGCGACGGATTGGCGCCCACAGGGGGATCGCATCATCATAAAGCATGCCAGTATATGTCCCAGTAGCCAAAGACCACGGATCGCGAAGGGTAGATCCAATGCCAAGTGGACACTTGCGATCACCAACCTCAAGGGTATCCCCAATCCTGTCAGTATTAGATGACAAGGTCAGGCCTGTCACATTCCTAGATCCTTGAGTTAGGCCAACCCTTACGCTTGCAGGGGCAAGCTGGAACGATGTGACAGGGGTTGTCTTACGTCCAGAAGGAGCTGAAAAATAGTATTTTGCAAACCCAGCATTGATCGCACCAATCAACGTAGCGGCTAGATCGGCTGGTATAGAGATTGGATCGCTCGGAAGATTAGTGAATGAAATGACCCTTTGGGCGAGCTGTAATGATGTCATTTGGCCTCCTCCAGGGTTTTTAATGCCCTGTCATACTCGGCCTTTAGCAAAGGCTCTCTCTGTTTGCTTTTATCGGCAAAGAACAACGAACTGCTGGATAGATAGCGTGCAATAGGCAACAGCAGGGTCTCTGCGTAGTTGTGGGGCATCGGGATAATTGTGGAGGCCGAATAGTCGCTAGTTGTAAAAGCAGGGGCTTTAATTGAAACCTCCACGGAAAGAGCCGTGCTTGTGGTGGGAGAAGGCACAACAAACATCGTGATCTTGGTGGAATCGGCGGCGTCTGGGGATGGCCGTTTCTCGTCGGCAAAATAAGCTTGAGGCGGTGCGCCAGTAAGGGCTGTCAGAGATCCAGCATAAATTGAGGCAAACGAATCGTACTCGCCCCTTGTGCGGATTGGACGAAGGCCTACGCCGTCAGAAACACGTTTTACAGGGCCGAGAACCGCTTCAACCGAGTCATCGAGAGTGACGTTATTTGAGTTGGCTGAAATCGTCGCAGTAATCGTCTGGCGTGTGTAGTAATCCAAGAGCCGATGCCCCTTGGCCCAAATGAGTTGTAACGCCGAATTAAGGTCGTTGAATATCCGCCTCCGCATGATTTCGGGGGCAGATGCGTTATTAGGGATGCCGAACACTTCATAAATTGCATCTATGGCTTGAGTGACGTTCATACAGCCACCGCCTTGCGAGGCCTCCTAGGTTTTTCAACAGGGGCAGGGGTTTCATCAATAACAGGCTCATCTTTAAGAATCTTAACTGATGGCCTATAGAAAGCATCTTTCGTAGCGAAAATATCATCCACCGATGAGGAATCCTCTTGGCTAATAACGCCTCGATTCCAGACATGGGCATTAAATTCGTTGTTCCAGATAAAAGTATAGTACCGACCAGAGCCACCAGAGAGTCTGATGGCTGGGTTGTAGCGTGAAGAACCAGTAATTGTGATGACGAGCTTCATAAAAGGAAAGGCGGGGCCGAGGGTATCCCCCCGACCCCGCTCTCCAATAGACTTAGACGTTGTCTACGGGCAACACCAAGCCTGCGTAACGAACCGCATGGTTCAGTACGAGGTAGTTGGGTTGTTCGCCGTCAACACGGACATAAGGGCTTTGCCCAAAGATGCTCGTGATGTAGGTCTTGCGAATGAACTCGCCATCGAACGTCTCTTCGGAACGCTCGCCGTCCAAGGATCCGTAACCGCGAACTGCGGCCATAGCTCCCAGAACCATCGTGCGACCAATCGGTACGCCCGCCGCATTACACTCGATAACCAGATCCCCAACTGCGTGTGAGTTGGTGATCTTGGTGTCAGCAAATGCGTTGGCGTTGAGGGTGACGCCTTCGGTTGCATCCCATCCAGTCGAGGCCGTGGCCTTTTTGACTGCAAGGGTGTTGCTTGCGCCGACAGAGGCGTCGGAAGGAACCAATGCCTTGGTGATGTTCAGCGTGTTCCCGTCGTTCCCAGCGACTGCTCCTACGGTTGTATATTTGTACAAGCCGTATTTTCCGCTTGAGAGGATCAGAACGTACCCACCAGTGAACGAAGTCCCGCTGGCCGTGCCAGTAGGATTCGAGAAGTCAATTGACCCCTCGACGCCACTTGTGAATACCTGATTCCCACCAGTCGGATAGGTGTACCCGCTGAAGAACTTGAAGTACTTCGGCGCGGTTTTCGCGGCGGCGGTAGCAGATCCACCACCCTTGAGGGTGAGGGAGGTCTTGCTTGCGGCCAAGATATCAGAAGCAGAGACGATTGCGACGCCCAAGCTGGCTTTGGCATTGATCGGAGATCCGATCGCACCGAAACCATCGTGGTCGGCAGGGTCAAACTGACGGATAACGTGACCATCGAGATCAACGTATCCACCAGTGAACTGCTTCGCGCCTTCACCTTCAGCGGCGGCGGCGGCGTTCAAGGCGGCCAGATAGTTCGATTCGCTCTTGAGGGAAAGCAAGCCTTCGCCTGTGGAAACGATAACGAACTTCTGGATCTTGTTCTTGCCAACTTGGCCAATGGTCGCGGGGCGAGCCCCACGAGTGCGGAGTTGCTGACCAGCGGCGATCAAGCCGTTATAGGAGAGGGTATCGGTATGCGTCAGCGCATTGATCGAGGCCCTTCCGTTAGCCTGGTAGTAGTTCTTCGCAGTACCTTTGTGGAGGAACAGCTTCTGGAGTCGTTCGGTTTTCATCCGTCCGAGCCAGTTGCCGAGCATCACAGGCACATTGCTCTTCAATTCGCTGGCGAGAGCAGTTTTCTCCTCGAGCCGACGATTGTAAGAGACAGCGTGACGCAAGAAATCCACAGTCAGATTATAAGATCCGACTCGGAAGTCTTCCGTGTTGTCTTGGATTAAGGTTTCACCCTGCACGCCTTCGCCGTAGAGTTGAGCCATCGTGCGGAACGTGATTTTCGTCCCTGCACCTTTGCTCAAGTCCCGAACGGACATGACTGGGTAGCTTTCTGTGGGGCCTTCGAATTGCTGGAAGAAATTCTCCGCAGCCTCCGAGAGTTGCACCCCTTTCTTCCAAAGTTCGGGTAGAAAATTGGAAGTTTGTGACGAGATGTCGCTCGTCGCGTTGTTCGTAGGAATTAAAAGGTTAGCCATTTTAATATCCTCCTATTCTTTTGGGTTTGTAAGCCTCGCCCTAAAGTCGAGCCATCAAGAGCTGATACGCCTCTAGGTCGTCCAGTTTGTCGGCCAAAGCTTTAGCATTGAGCGGGGCTGTTGGAGTTGTGCGGGCGTTACCGCTCGCGGGTTGAATAGACGGAGCCTTGCGGGCGACACTTGGCGAGGGTGCTTTTGCGCTAGGATTGCGGGGTGCAATCCCAAGCTCATTAGCGGCCATTTGTGTCAGCTTGAAGGGCATCGAAGGGTCTTTTACGAGGGGATTCCCTGTATCGACCATCGTGTCGAAGATTTCATTCATCTTCTTAACAAGGGCTGAATCAGCCTTGCCCGCATCGGGATAAAACTCCACGGCACGAGCCTTTGCTTCTTCGATTCCCTTGGCACGTTGCGTCTGCTGAACGGATTCACGTTCGGTAGCCATTCTTTCAGACTTCCGAAGTTCTTTGTTCAGTTTCAGCATTTCGACTTCAAGCTCGGCAACCTTGTCGAATTCAAGATTCTTAAATGCGGCGGCTTTCGCCTGGGCCACTTCGTCAATCTTGCCTTCGATGTCGGCGGGAGCAACAAACTGCTCCTCTTGTGCCTTGGGTTCCGCCTCTCCTTTGACCATGGCCATAGCCTGTTCAAGGGTGAGGTCTGGATTCCTAGCCCGAATTTTGAGAGCTTTGCGTTCAGTCTCAGACCAGCTTCCGATCCGCACCCTTTCGGGGAGTTCAGATTCTGATTCTTGAGTCTCGTCCTCGGCCTTAGTTTCGGTTGCAACTTCCTCGACCGCAGGGGCTTGTTCAGCCGTAGGCTCTTCCTTGGGAGCCTCTGGAGTCGGGGCGGGTTCCGCCGATTCTTTTAGACCTTGAACGAGTTCGTGATAAGCACGCTCATCAAGTGTCGCCACACCAGTTTCCGTCCGTGCAGTAACTTGTGGTTCTGCACCCGTTGTTTGAGGGGTTATCTCGGCTTGCGCCAGAGTATTATTTTCGCTCATTACATAAGCCAAAAGATTCAGAGCAAGAACGGAAGAGATTTGTTAGTGGATGCGACGCATAGTGATAGAGGTGATTGCTGGATAGGATCCTTGGCGGATTAGTTGAGCATGAGCAACATGAAGTCACTTGGCCCGCTAGGTGTTAGTCCAGCTTCTGGGTACGGCCATGTTGTCGGGACATCCTCGAGGTTTTACGGCGAAGGGATGCTGAATCCCAAGTTCTATGCTTGGCACGCCTTTTTCCAGATTAGGGTCGGCGCGGTTTCGAGTGCGGGAATCCAAAACTACTACGTAGGTCCAAAGCTTGGATTTATATATGGCACAACATGCGCTGTGGAAGGCCTCGATGAGAAACAGGAAACAAAAGGAGCCATTACTTACGTCTATATTGATGGCGTTGTTACCGATGCAGCTATAACTAGCGCAAAGATAGAGGGTTATGAAAGGGTACAACCGCTTTTTGAGCCAGAGGAGGAGTTAGCAAAACAGACTAAGGTAAGGCATTTCCTTGGAATGATTAAAAAAACGAAACCGTTCTTTAAGTTTGGCCACAATCTTGTTTATCCGATTGTTCAAAGCTCATTTTCAGTGCCAATAGCTATCCCTGCATGTGTTAATGGGTATCGTGGAGTGCTTATTACAACAGCATGAAAGGTCGAACAACGTCCTACCAGAGGTTTGGATCTGCCTTAGGAACTACTGGTTCGGTTGTAAATAAATTCATTAGATCCCTAGGTGGTCCTAAAGGAAGAGACTCAGAAGGTGCTGGTAAGAGTCAAATAGACTCGTCCGAAGGCAAGGGGATATACAACCAAACAATCAAAAGCGAAGAATTGGTGTTTGATTTTAAGAAGGAGTTTGATTTAGGAGAAGCGGTTTATGGGTGCATATCGGCTTCATTCGGAGAAGGTTCTGGCATGGAAATAGACTCAAATGCGGCAATTAAAGGAAGAAAAACAAAAAGAAATGATTCCCCGCATTTCAAAGTCATGAAGAGGGAGTGGTATCATGATGTCGAAAAAAAGTCATTTCAAGAATGCGCTGCAATTCCGCAAGAAAACCTGCCATTGACAGTAAATTCCAAGTTTGAGATGAACTTTTGGGATCAAGATTCCGATGAGCTGACTCAAATTCCAAAAGGGATTGGGTTTACTTCTGGGGCTTTAATAAGGCCAGTTTCATTTAGTGATAATGCTATGCCTATTAAAGATGGATTTGGTGCATTTATTCCTCTCTCCTCTTTTTGTAGGGCACATATTTTAAAGGGAGTTCCGCTAGAAACAGCACACGGAATCATAAATCGTTGCAAGGAAATATCTCTTATTGGATCCGCAAGTTACTCAATTAGTCGAGCTAACAAAAGATGTGGTGATGGGCCAACTACTAGCACTAAAGAATGGGAGGGCGAATCTGTCCATGGTTGTCCACCAGGAGATTGTAGGAATGAAGGCGGAAAACTAATCAACAGCTGCTTGTCTGGCAGTTTAAATACCACAATAGAGCTCAATGGTGATATCAAGATGACGGCATATAGGCATAAACAAGTAGCAGACATTTGGGAGAAAGATAAACAGAAACAGAAAACTCTTGATATATCTGGAAATGTGTTTATTGGAACACTTGAGGATGCAGCTCTAACAAAAAAATCTGTTTCGCTTTGCGAAGCAGAGAACGACGACGACTCCGCTATACCAACGCCAAAATTGCCACCTCCAACACTTAAGCAACTCATAAAACTCGAGAAGCAGAAAATGTTAAGTTCTGGTTGTCTGGTTTACCCAGCCACAAACAACAGCATAATCATAGCCAAAGAAGACACCAACCTTAAAACAGAAGATCTTGATCTTCAATACTGCAAGCCAGGCACCGCAAAGACTGTCAATATCTTAATGGGTTCTCCGCAAATTAATCAATTATATCTCAGCTCGTATGGAGGTGGCATTAATATTGATATTGATGCACCTCTTGTTTATCCAGGTGGCGCGGCATTTCGAATTGGCAAAACGGAAAATGAGTCAGTAAGGCCTTTTTATGTATCTGGCCCTAGTCTTCAATGTTATTTCGCTGGTATTGGATGGGACTACAGCGAAATAGGAAAAAAAGATCCAGAAGCTTTGTATAACGAACCAAAATGTACGGAAACGGAAAATAATTTCTATGATTGGAAGATGACATGGAGAAGCACTAACCTAAAAAAAACGGTTACTGGACTTTGTCCGCAGGGGTTCGAGGATGTTGGCGTTTACGATGCAAAGCCAAATTCGTGCGAATGTGATGACGACTGCAAAGATTGCGCGGTAGAATATGGGAAACTCCGCATGAGTTGCGAGTGTCAGCCAATTTGTAAGCCTGACCCTGATGCTAAACTCAACCCATGCGCAGATGGTCACAAAAACAAAATAAAAACAGACGAAGGCTATGCTTGCGACGGAGTATACAGCATAGGGTTCTCAGTAGGCAAATATGTTGGCGTGCAACGCGAAGATGCAGCTGAACAACAAATCTATAATGTTGCGCCAGTTCCGCTGAGGACTTCTTCAAGGTACGACAAAACAGAGGATCTTGTTTTATGGTGGAGCGCATATGTAAGCGAAAGACTGCCCTACGAATTCTACAAGCAAACATCTAGTGATCTTGAACTAAGGCTTTATGCAAATAAAGAATCTGCAGATTATGATATGAAAGCGTTCAAAGAAAATAGTTTTTATAGATATGAACTTATAAAAGCTGGTTCGCTAAAACTTTTGTGCGATGAATGGTCTACTTCTACGGATATTTGGGTAATCCATCAGATACGTAAAGAAACTTCATGTTCGCCATCTCCAGCTGGAGCTGCGCGTAATTATGAAACGAGAACAAAAATTGGAGTTCCTTATTCAGAATGCAACGATTGTGGCGGCCCTCCTATTGATTTTTGCTGTTCTGAAAATGGTTGCGGTGGAGGCTTGGAAAAAGAATGCTGTGAGGAAGATCTGTGCGGTAAGTCGACAAACCCATGCGAATGGGCGGCTGAAATCAGTGGAGGGAAGGGGGCGTGCTATCCCAACACGTTTTATGATTGCGGCGGGGATTGTGTCGAAGATCCAGGCGATTGTGGATGCTGTGGTTGTAATGACGGCAATGATGACTGCGAACCATGCAAAGCATATAAAGCATGCAAACCCTACCGTCTAATTTCGGATTTTGAGCCGCTGTCATGTTATGGTGATGCTTACAAGGAAGATAGGCATCAGACCTCAGTAAATCTTACAATTGAATTTATTTTATTTGAGGACGATGAAAAGGAGTAATATGAATAAAGCAGAATTAACATGGACGGAATCTGGGATAGTTATGACCCAAGGCTTAATGTGTCTTGAAATAGACAGGCGATTATTCAAAATAGACACAAAATCTCCAGATCAACTGATGCAAGAGCTTTCTCAGACAAGGACTCTTCAATACGAAAACTCCAGCCGATCCGTCTATCTGTTTATTGCGCCTATGGCAGAGGATGTTGAGCACTTAAGGCCTTTTGTTAGAAGAGGAATGATCGGGAGGTGTTACGAGCCAAATGCCTTAACCTATCAGAACATCACTCAAGACTGGGTGTGTGCTGTTGATGGGGACGTTCTTGTATCGCCTCGCCCTGTTTTGGAACTGTTCTTCAAAACTCCGTCAATCATTCAGCAAGCAATGTCTCTTGGTTCTGCAATTAAAAAAGCCACTGCAGACGGAACGCTGGCTACAAGGGTAAGACCAGAAACATTTTCTTTGCGAAAAGAGATCTGCGTGGGCTGCGAGTATTATGATCCTTCGGCCTTTCTTGGTACTGGAAGGTGCAGAGTTTGTGGGTGCGGAGTTGGCAAGTTGCACATGCCTTCACAGAGCTGCCCCAAGGGTAAGTGGGGTAAGGAAGAATGATCGTTGTAATTCAAATATGGGATGGCGATAAAGAGCTGTCTCTATCAACGGCCAAGAAGGTCAAGGAATGCTACCCAAATTGCCATCTTGGCATATTGGCAAATAACTGCGTACACCCAAGGGGACTTGAGGACTACGCAGACCTAATCCACACGACAGCCGATGATGTTTATCATGATCGTAGCGGTGGTCTAGCCATCCACGAACTGCTTGTGCTTGGGCTTCGCATGTCTGGCAAAGTCATCATTAAGATTGATCCAAATACAGTTATATCACAACAGGATGGTCTTGAAGAAGATTTAGCTAAAAAAACAGGCGTCATAGGCCAAATAGATATGATTAGGCATGGCGAGTTTGTTGTTAAATCGAGCGTTTTTGCGTTATCGAGAAATATTGCAAGAGAGATCGTGGATTCGTGCATTCTTTTGGATTCCGCACTTCAAGATAAATCGTCTTGTAGCCAGTCTAGCCAGTCTAGGCTTCGCAGGTATTTTGCCTTGAAGGATGGGCTGTCGTCACATGACTGGCCGATTGCCTACGCATCATCAGTCTTGGGGATACCCCATAACTTCTCTGAAAAGCTTTTGAATGCTTTTTATCACAAACCTAGAAAGCAAGTTTCGAGCATGATGTTTAAGAAAACCGCTAAAGAGAAGGCAAGCGGTATTGTAGTTCCTCCAAGCGCAACCGATCTTCGATCCGAGATTCTTGGTGAGTCGCCAGAACATATTGGGCTAAATAAAGCCGTGGAGTTCATTTCGATGATCTGGGGGAGCGAGGGGGTCTCGATATCCATGAAGAGTGACCCAGATGGGCGTATGTATATTGGAGATACGATTGATTCTGATGGGGTTCTTCATCATTCAGCACCTAAGTTTGATGACATTTCCAAAGCCAAGAAGGTGCTAAAGGATGGGATATTTTCTTTTAAGATTATGAATGCAAAACCAGATAATGGAGCTGGGGTTTCAATGCTTGTTTTGGACGTTGACCGCCCAGTCCCAGACGACTGCAAAGCCTCCGTGGTCTCAACCTCGCATACTCATTCCCAGATCTTCATGCTGATGGATCAAAACATCACACAAAAACAAGCCCTAGAGCTTATCAAAGAAGCCGACTTTGCCGACAAGAGCGGAAGCAAGGCCACAACCTTACTGGTGGGAGTCCGAGTACCAGGATCTGCGTCTTATGAGGAGGTTTGCCTACACAATACAACTGAGGACAAATGCACCGCCCATAAAGTATTGGCCGATGAAAAGGTTCGGCTGGTTAAGTTCGTGGATAAATTCTTTACTTACGACGAGGCTCTGGCCGTGATTCGTGACCTTGCAAAATCCTATAAAGTGCCGCCTCCTGCGAGGGAACCAGAGCCAGCACTTCCTTAACTGCCATATAGGCCGAATGCCTGTTTTGACGTTCTTCGGGGGTAATTCCAGCCTCTAAAACTGCCTCTTTAAGGCCTTCTAAATGCCTTGAAAGGGCAGGGAGATACCACTCGTTATACCCAGAATTGTCTTTTAACCGCTCTATGAGTGCCAGTTGGCTGGCGGGATCGCTCATGCGGGTGTCGGATTACCGCCAGCTAGGCCAGCGTCAACAGGGACACTTTTCGTTCCGCCAACGCTAGGAGCGGGTGAGCCAGGGGATCCAGCTTGGCCAAATACTCGTCCGTCTGGAGTGATCCCATTCTGGGTGGGAGGCGGGGCAAAAGGCTGAATGATGGCCTCTGCATCCACAATCCCGAGGGCTTTGAGGCTCTGGTTGTAGAACAAGGCGACTTTCTGCTGAACCTCTGGAGGAAGGCCGTAGAATTGGGTTACAAGGCCAGCGGCCTGTGCGTTGCTTTGTAATTGCTGTTCCCCATGATAGCGGGTCAATAGGAGCCGAATATTGATGTTTATATCGGTTATTTCCTCTGGGGTGATCGTCACAAGTTGGAGTGCATCGCCTTCCAAATAGTTGAACATTTCCTTTTTGTTCATGTTGTCCAACAGGATCAAGACCAGCCGATTGACCACTTGGGACAGGGCTGGCTCTAAGGACATTAGGTACTGCGAGAACATTTCGTTGCCCGCTTGGTCGATGCTTCGGATGCCAGTAGCCAGCTTGCTTGAGGGCAAGCCAGAGAACTCTTGGTCGCCTCCGTTCATCACCCCTGACTCGAGTTGGACGAGCTGGGTAAAGTATTGAAGCATGAAATTGAGATCCTTTTCCTTTGACTCTGGTAGAGCCACATAGGTCAAGGCGTCGGCGGCCGCAAAACCTGGGCGAAGCGTATAAGTGCCTCCCGAATTGAGGATTAAATTGGGATTTGCTGACCCTTCAAAGGTCGCATCTGGACGCCAGAAAGTGACTCGCCCGCTTGAGCTTTGGCTGAAATTAAGGCGGTTAATGGTCAGATCCATGAAGTCCTGAGAGGTCTTGAACTGCTCCACTCCGCCCATTCCGTACCAGCGTCCGTCCACAGGGTTCACTCGTACTACGGTGAATGGCCTACGACCATCGGAGGTCACATTGGCCACATACTCGTAGAAGATTGCCCGCTGATTGCGAACATCCAGAAGAAGCATGATTTCCTCGGTGATTCCGTCTCCGTTTGCATCGTACCGCAGATAGCATTCTGCAATTTCCATCGTTGGATTGTTGAAGGTGTTGTTTGGCTCATAGGCTTCGCCACGCTCCGTTCTGGCCTGTTTAGCACCAGTCTTTGGGATGCCAGACTCGCTGGCAGAAAGGCGGATCTGGTCAATCGCCGCTTGGATTCGGAGCATCTCCTCTTCGGGAGTCTCTTCGCTTTTCGACCCTTTCTTGTTGTAAAGGTCGGCCAACTCCATAATAGGAGCGTCATAAAGGTGAGCCACGAAGTCGGCATCATCCACAGAGGTTGCATTGAGTGGGCAGATAAAGTCTTGGTAGTAGACAGGCTCGGCAGTCGGCCCTTCGGAGATAATTGCCCTTCGTGTAATTGTCTGCTCAATAAACACAGGAACAGGGGGCTGAATTGTGGCCATATCCCGCCTCAAAAGCATAATAGGTTCACCAATCTCGTTCTGGGCTGGGACAAAGCTGTCCTTATCGGTAATGAAATCTCCGTCCGTTGCGAGGATTGGCTGGCCGTTTAGATCCACCAGAACCTTTGCATTCCTCTGATAGACTTGCTCTTTTTTAACGTGGGTCGTCTTGACCACGCATTCGCCACGGACAAACGCCAATTGCAAAGCCATTGCCAAGGCATCTTTCACTCCAAGCCTGTTAAACTTGTAGCGGGAGTACCGCTCTACCTTTTCTGCGATGTCCCTGTCGGCCGCTCCTTCGGGCAGGGCGGAGAACCAAGGATCTGTGCCAAGGAAGTATTTTTGAGCTTTGGCGATCATTTGCCGAACGATACGGCGGGTGACAGGCACGATTAGGTTGCTCTGCTCAAAGATCCCGCCCATGACCGCTGGACGCCAGGACACATTGTTTTCGTAGATCCACTCAAAGATCTGACGGCGACCAAGGAATGTCTCGAAGGCCATCAACGAGGTCGGGTTGGTGTTGTAAGCAGTATTACGGACGATACTTCGCCCCATCTCCACCTCGAGCTTGCGGAGGCGCTCCCATGCGTGGCGAACTAACTCCTTTTCTTGTTCTTCGGTCAACTTATAGGCTGTTGGGAAGGCAACCGCAGTAGGGGTTCCGCCACCCAAAGCCCGAGCGTTCGGTCCGCTTCGGGCAGAATCAAGAGCTTTCTCGAGCTCTTCGGCCTTTTTTACGAGGTTATCTACTTGATTCTCAGCCATATTCGATTTCAACCATCAATGGCGAGGCGTGCGACTACTTTGTCTGCTTTGCGTCGCTCATCGCATATCTCTGTCTGACAATCTGTTCCTCGTATTTATTGCGGAGCTTGGAGGCTAAATCTTGGATTTTCTTCTTCTTTGCGTCAGTCGGGTTGGCGATATCGGCTTCGGTGATGTTCACCTCGAACAAGGCCTGTAGCTGGGGCTGGACAATGGAGTTCAGCGTCTCCTGTTCCCGCAGAGTCAGCCTAACTTTCTTTTTGCTGTAGGGATCTGTGATTTCGGCTCTGGGTGAGTTGAGGATCCAAGTCTTCCCATCCGTTGAGATCTGTTGCCTGTTGTAGGATTCCACGAACCGATTGAGCTTAGAGGCTGGCTTTTTCTTGTAGACGGCCACAGGGGAGAGATTCCTAAGTGCGAACTTCGCAACCTTGCCAGCCGTGCTGTTGGGCACGACCTCTGTGAACGGCTTAACAACCTTTTTGCCCTCGTAGTCGTAAGCGTATGGAGTCCTGTATCCAGTCGCATTCGGGTATGCTCCCACAAGAGGAGCAAACTTTGACAGCATCCTGTCTTTGTTTAACAGGCTTGGCTCTTCGGATTTAGTTCTCGATACATAATCTCTTGAGGCCTCTATAAGACCCCTAGCGGCTGGAGGGGCTGTAAATACAGATGCAAAATCAATAACAGGGTCAACCACGTTCCAGTCAACGAACAATGTCTTTGCTGTACGGAGTTGTCCTCCGAATGTCTTCTGGGCAAGGATTCTGCTGAAATCGCCAACAAGGTTTTGAGAAACGGCAATGCCCCCGCCACGATGAACTGCGTCTTTTACTGCTGTTCCTAGTGCAACACCAAAGCCCATAGTTGACGCAAACGGCTCAATTCTGCTGATATCGAACTCTTTGTCCCCAATTCGGATCATATAAGATCTGTGGCCATAGCGAGTGGTTCTCCCAGCTGAATCAGCCTGGGCGGCGGGGCCAGTAATCAACAGGAACTTCTTATCGTCATCCTTGTCTCCTTCCATGCTTCTAAACAGAGCCATCAGAATTGCTGTTCCGATTGCTCCTTCGGTAAGGCCAGCGACAGAGTTCTCGTAGTTGCTCAGATCCATAAACCTCTGGCCTTCTCTGTTTTTCTTAATGGAATTCATTGCTCCGATTGCTGAGTCGGCAAGGCCGATAGGGGTGAAGGCAAGTCCACGAGCCAGCACATTGTAGGAGATTCTGGCGAACAGGGTAAGGCCTCGAAGAACTTGCAGACCCATTGACCCAGTAAAGGCCACAGGAGCGGTGACAGCCCTTGCTCCATTGTTCGGATCAAATCCCCAGCTTTCAAGGTTTTTGGAAAGATCAGAGATGCTCCTGCTTAACTTGTTCAGTGCTCGAGGGGCGGCCTTACCGAGCCTCTTGAAAGTAAATGGCTCGTCTTTGTTGTCGGCTACATCCTCGTTAAGGGTTTCACGAGAAGACCGCTCAACCGCAATCTTCCACGAATCAGATCCGAATTCGCTGACTTGGTTTCTTACATAGTCGACAATCTCTTGGCCTTTCAGCCCCTTTGCCTTTGCCATTCTAAATGCAATGGATCCGACAAGAGTTTCTGCGGCAAACGATTTTGCGAACTCGTCAGCGGCCAATAAAGCTCGCAGGGGCAATCGAACCTTCTTTCCGAGGGGTCCAGGGATCTTGGGATCGTTCTCGTAGAACTTCTGATCGCCTTCGTCCAGCATGGTCGCATCGGTATGATCGATATTGTAGTAAGGCTTCTCGGTATTGAATGCCAAGCGGGCGTATCTCGTTCCGTTAATTACGGAAGGCAACATAGCCATAAACCCAAGCTTTGCCTCATCGGTGGCTCCGTTGACCACGTCAGACAAACTGGCGTATGGATTGCCAATCGTTCCGTCTGGAAGCCTTACATTGAGGCCAGCCTTGCCCATGATGTAAGACATACCCGCCTCGACCATTCTGTAGAATGGGTTTAGAAATGTGAGAGGGGTCTTTGATACGTTGGCAAGCTGGGTTGAGGTGCTGGATACAAGCAGGGCAACGTGGGCTTCAAATACTGCATCGCCGATGCTGGCCTGTTTGCCTTGAGACCTACGAACCATCTGCATGGCGACTCCAATGTTGCTTGGCTTTCTCCAGTCAAACAGAGAGCTTTTGCCGTCCACATTATGCCAATCGGCCTTACCAGAAGTATCGGACTGCCCTGCGTAATCAAATCCCATGGCTGACACAATCTCTGCGAGAATCTCTTCCTTGGTGAGGGGAGCCTCTTCTTGGTTGGCTTCGATACCCCTAGACCGCAGGGATGCTCCGTTGGCAAATGCGGTCAACTTTGCTTTCAACTGGCTTCTTGTGATCCCTTGGGTCGCAAGCTCTCCAGCTACTTGGTCAAACCTCTGTTTTGTGTTTGTCTCAAGTGATTTCATTAACTGCATCACTCTGGCTGGCTTGATTCCAGCTTGTTTGGCGGCCGCCATCGGAACCATACCAGCCATCACGAGTCGGATCGCCTCGGCGTCATCTTTAGACATCTTGATTGTGTCCAGCACGTCTTGAGCTGATTTGCTCTCACGGATCTTGAGCTGGGCTGTCTCCCAGTCCATCTGCTCGAGGCTTGTGTTTGCTTTAGCCAGCTCTGCTTGTAAGGCCTCGATCTTCCTTGCGGATTCCTGTTCCAGGACTTGATATTTGTCCAACTGATCTGCCCATAGTTGATTGGCGTCTTGGAACTCTTTAATCCGTCCCTCCATATACGCCCCCCATTTCTGCCATTGTTCGTTAGCATTAAAGGCCTCTCCAGCTTGGCTTTTTGCTTTGTCTAGCTCGGCTTGAAGGATAGCAATTTGTTCATTGTGACCAGCAATCGTTCTCTTTTTGAGGGTTCTTGAGATGGCGTTCTTGTACAGCTCGTTAGAATCTGGGCTTCTTCTGTAGAGTTCCGCATTGAAGAATGACCGATTCCGCTCTTCTGGGGTCATCTGGCTATCCCGCCCAATACGGAACGCACGAGCCAGATTTGTCCTCTGGATATCGTTAGCCATTGTTAGAATCGCAATTTCACGAAGCTGCTCTGGTGTCTTTGCTGTCTTTGCATCCTCGGCAAGGGCTAGGTAGACCGCCGCTTGATTCGTTGCCGATGTCTCGAGAGTTCCTTCAAGGAGATCCTCGTAAAGTTGTGCTTTGTGAGTAGCGACCAAGGCTCTGGCGGCCGCCTCAACGGATGCGTCAGTCTCAACTGTGTCAGTCGGTCTACGTAGTTCTCTGGCTACTCGTTGCACATCACGGAACTGATCGTTTGCAAATGGGCCAGCACTACGGACATCTTGACCTACATAGGGGGCGCCGACTTCATAGGGAGCGTTCTCTTCGGATGCCCTTTGGTAGGTGGCGTCAATCTCCTCGTCGGTAATGACGCTTCCAGATGCTCCCAAAAAGGAGGCAAGCAAGTCGTTCAGCGGAGCTTGTTGTGCTCCATTATTGATTGGTTCTTCCTCTGGCATCGGGGGAAGTCCTCGTGAATAGAGCTTAGTACTTGGATTTTTACCGCTCTCTTTATACAACAACCTCTTGAGTACTTCTGGATTTTGCTTGAGGTACTCAGCTCGGAGTTTAACTGGACTCAATCCTTTGCCTTGATATTTTGCCTCAAACGACTCTGGAAGCATTGCGTTTTGCATGAAATCTGTGAAAGCATTTTCTCTTTGTTTCCCATAAAGACCGCCTTTAGGGAGAGCCTCTACTGCCTTTGCCATTGGGGATTCTCCACTCAAAGCAGATGAAACCTCCATCAGCCCTCGTGAGAACAAGGATAGTTGCTCCATCTTAGGCTTGGGAACTGCTGACTCTTGCTCCAAGACCAAGTCCTCTGCTGGGGCGGGGGGCTTTACGCTTTCATCTACTTGCATGAGATCCGATTGGAAGGCAATTCCAGGCCATTTTTCTTCACGAGCTTTGTTCATCAGCATTGTGTAAAGGGCTTCCTCTTGCGGCGATAGCGACTGGGGAGGAACAGGCCGATAGTAACCATCGTCCTCTTTCTGATAGGATCCGTGCTTCTTTTTGTGGAGCTGTAAGAGCTTGGTCTTTAGGACATCAATGTTGTTCCTGTCTTTGTCTTGAATCTTGATTCCACGAGAAAACAGGGTGGCCTGTTCGAGCTTTTTCTCGACGTTGCCTTGGCGGAGATTCTCAACCATCTTCATAAAGTCGAAGGGCTGGCTGGATAGTTCCAAGGCGGCAGATTGCCCTTGGGTCAGAATGGTCGGCTTGATTGCCGAGTTCTGCATCATTGCGTTTCTGGCTTCTTGAGGAAGCTCGGCCGCCAAGGCTTGCATGTACTCTTTGAGGTTTCCGTTAATCTCAATTCCAGCCTGTCCTGGTATCGAGGCCATCTCAGTTTGGAATCTGCTGTCGCTGTACATTTCGGTGACAAATTCGTGAATGTTCCCAAGGCCGTAGTAGATCGAGCGAACCTTCTGCGGGTCAGTCTGGATGTCTGTGACCTTTGTTCGGAACATTGGGGCTGTCGCACGAACCTTGTAAGATGCGTAGAAGAGGGGTTCTAGGTTTTGCTGGCGAAGTTTCTCAATGCCGCTTGGGGTCAGAACAAGGGTCGTGTTCTGCACTCCATTTGTTTCCATTCCGCCCAATGCCTCTTCATCCGTCTGGTTCAAAAACACAAAGTCTGGGGATCCCTTGGAGGCCACAAGGCTCATCCCAGAGTTCCGACCCATTGGGCGTGTTCCTTCCAGCCCTTGATCCTTTAGGTACTTGAGGAGAGGGAAGGTGTTCTCGCTGGTGATTTCGGCCTTCATGTGAATCCCATCCTGACCAATTGGCTCTTCGTAAGGAGCCATGTGCAGGGTCACGTCATAGGTAGATGCCAATCCAGTCCCGAAAACAGCGTCTGCCACAGGGTTGCCAGCGGTATCCTTAGATACGTTAACAGCCGCTAAATAGGCCTTAATTAGGGCTTTGAGGGGCTTGTATCCTCCCTTACTTCCGCTTGCCAAGGGCAGGGGATTGCCTTCTGCGTCCATTTCTATATCTGGGCGGTTTGCGTACTCGACAAGTCTATCCAGCTCCTTCTTGCCTGTGGCCGTACCGATTCCTTCTTTGACTAAAAGGTTGTGAGTCAGAACGTGCTTGTATTCGTGAATCGTGGTTTCAATTGGTTCACCGCTGTTTTTGATCCCATTAAGGCTCAATACGACCATTCCGTTACCCTCTTTGGATGGCTTGTAGTACGACCTTACAAAAGTCGGATCTGGGTTGATTTCGGCTGGGACATATAGCCCAGCGGTCATCATGCTTTGCTTGGTGTTTGGGGTGGTCAGCAGTTTAGCCAATGCTCTTTGGCTTGGTAGTGCGTCTGGCTCGTTCGCAACGGCTGTAAGGAGATCCCTAAACAAGACGCTATTTCCAGCGTTCTTGTCCAAGTAGCTCACCAGGCCACGAGAGAACAGGGTCATCTGACCCTTGGTTTCTTCAATAGCCTTAAAGCCTTCCATCGGGCTGGCTTCGGTAGGCTCTTGGTCTTCTTTTGCCGTGGGAGCGTCGATTCCTAGGAAATTCGCATATTTGGATAGTTGACCCTTGAGGCTCTGGATGTGCTTAAAGACCCACGTTCTGTCTGGGGCGACTTCTCCATCGAGGTTGCCCACGTTCCTCGATTTGTAGGCCTCGGGAGTCTCGGAGATCTGCTGATAGCTTGCTCCGCTGACATACATCATAAAAATCTTCCTGTCGGAATCGGCCAGCGAGGCCATGACCTTTTCGAGCTTGTCGTAGAGTTCTTTGTTGGATTCTGGGGCTTCTTTTAGGGCCATGTAGTCTCCCACGGACGCTTCTTCCTGTTCGACATCGCCCTCTTCATTGAATGTCCCGCTTATCGGAGCGTCTTTTGATATGGTCTCCCGATTCTTGGCTTCCTCTTGCATCTGCTTAATGCGGTTATCAACGGCAGACAGGATGAAGTTAGGCACGTTCTCGATTAGTTCGCCTTTGGTGTTTTGGCCGTGACGCTGGTTAATCTGTGCCTGTAGGGCGATTGCGTAGTCGTATAGGTTCTCGTGGATCTCGTCCTCACCCAAGTTTCCAGCTTGGAGCCATCCGTCATCCGATGCCTTCATCGCCTTGTAGCGAATGTTTCTTCCAATGACTCCTTCTGGCGCGAAGTCTTTTGCGTTATCGTCGGTTAAGAATCCTTCTACGACTTGCTCTTTGGCTCGGCCTTGACCAGCTTCACGTTTTAGACCCCTTGAGCGTAGCGAGAACCCATTCTTTGGTCCTCGATACATCCAAGCATCATGTCCTTGATTGATTTTAGCCACGATCATCGTTGCGATGGCGTTGCTGTTGTCTAATGCCTCTTTCCTATACCCCTCGTTCTTGTCATCGAGGAATGCTTTGTCTGGGATATAGAGGTTGTGACCAGAGATCATTGACCCATCGCTGAACACTACAGGCCGAGGCTTACCTTCCTCGTCCATAATGTTGTCCATAACTTTGCCGACTGGCCCAAGCAAGGATCCTTGGCCTTTGGCTACTTCTGACTTGAGATTTACTAGGTTGTCGGAGTTGACCCCAGCGGGCATCACTACGCCAGTTGTCTTGCCACCATCCTTGGTCGTGAAGGTGGTGACCGCCGCTGGGACATTAGCCCCGAACATAGAGGAAACAAAATTCGCCCCTGTGAGGAGATTGCCCTCGACCACAAACTGGTCTCTCTGGGTCGCGTTCTGCCTTGATCTATCGTAGGTCTTGCCGAATCCGTCACCCTTACGGCTTTCAGGCATCTTTTCCTCAACGTATCTATTCCAAGAATCTGGATCTAAGGCGTTATCTCCAGTAGTAAGCACCTTGTTGATTGCCTCGTTGAATACTCGGTTCTCGATCTCAGATTCTTCCATTCCGCTCTCGTGCATCTGAACTGCCATCTCGTATGCAACTGCATTAACCTCTCGCAGTTGTTCTGGGGGAAGAGTGTCCACGTCTACACGGCGAGACCCGCGCATAAAAACGACCAGACCAGATCCGTCCGTGTTGCGGTAAATGCCAGTCGGAAGGTTGGCAATCGGAACGCTTGGGTCGCGGGTAGGGGCTTCGTTTTCGCCGATTGGTGACTTATCCAGAGAGACCTTGAAGGGGTTTACGTGAGCGAGTTCTGATGCTTGTAGCGGGATTCTGACTTTGTTCTCAAACCCAGAGGTCTGGAGAACTAGGTACTGCCGACTTTCGGCGTGGGGGAAGCGGTTGTTTAGCTCAACCCCTACGACATAGGAGGGGATCTGCTTTGTGTCTTTTCCAAACCAAGCTCCTTTGCCCACTAGGTCTAAGGCTCGTTCTACATTGGCCCTTACCTCTGCTGACTTCTTTCTCGTGTTCTCCAAAGCCCTTACCTTTGCCAGTTGCTCCATCCGTGGGTTGCTTGAAATGCGGGCCAGCTTGTCCTTTAGGACAGAGTCGCTGGCTTTTAAGAAGTCTGATACGGCTGTTTCGGCCTGTTGCTTGGCCTTTTCGAGGGTCGGGATTAGCTCTGCCGAGGTCGGAGGAGGAATCGGGTTATTGAATCGGTATTTGGCGATGCGGGCTGGTTTAGAAAATGCGTCTTCACCAGACTTGGATTCTGGAACGCTTGGATTATCCCTAAGAACATCTTCTAGCTGAGTCCAGTTGCCAGACCCATCTTCCAGCTCGTTTTGTGCTTTAAGCAGAATTTCAGATCCAAAGCTGGTAGTGTTCTCGCTTGCTTTATATACAAGCGTGTCTTTTGATATTTTTGAAGAGAAACGAGGAGTTCCAAGCACAAGGCCAGCATTAAGCTCTCTTAGTGTTACAGGCCCAAGTACCTCTCCACCCTCTGGATTTGCGTAAAAATACAGCTTGTCGGCGTTCTTTTGCGGTAGTGTTTTGTCCGAACTTGCAACCCCATACGCATCCCAAGCCTTCTCGTCAGACAGCTTCTCGGCCTTGTAGTCTTTCTCTTGCGATTCCAGCTCGTAGGTTCCGTTCTGCTTGGCGAAATCCACCATAGCAACGTATTCGGCTGTGATTTCCTCGAAGAAATGCCTCTGATCTTCAATATCCAAGATCAAGGCCTTGTGGATCATCCTCCGCATTCCGTCCCCTGGCTCACCAGAAGTTAGGATCCTTCGGATGTCATCGTACTTCTCGGGGAAGTTCGTTCCAGCTCTGGTGTTGTAGGCCGTTCGTAGCTCTGGTTCGTTAGCCAATACACGGGCAACGGCGTTGTCTCCGTAGGTATTGAGCATATCCAGCCCAAGGTTCTCGCCAGCGGCGGTTGCGTCTTTGCCAGTTGTGGATGCACCTAGCCGACGCATCTTCTTTTGGGTCATCGCCATGATCCGAGCTTCGGCAGGGATGTCTTCGCTATAGATGTAGATGAGTTTCGGAAGGCTCTGCTGGCTGTTGCGGTTTGTTCTGCCAAGCATTTGAAGCGTATCCGTAATGTCGGCCGCTGGTTGCATAACGATGTGGGTTCTTGGAGCCGCAACTTTATTTCTGGGATCGTCTTGAGCCGACATCCCTGTTGATGCTGGACGCCCAACTACCAAGGCTCTGAGGTTTTCGCTATTCCTAAATCCTAGCAAAGCATTCTGCTTGTCTTGGTCGGTCATAGATCTCTGGGCAAATTCGCCAGACGGGGTGACTACAATGTCTCGACCCGATATTTCACCACTTAAGATTTGCCGTCTTTGTAGTTCCGCACGCAAGGCATCAAATGGACTGATCGGGAGCTTATTGAGGGTCTCGGCGTTGTCTTTGATGATTAGGGCTAGATCCTTGAACCCAGTCTCCATTAAGGAGTCGTGAAGCTCGATGGACTTTTGACTTACCCAGCTAGGAATTCTGGACTTGCCGTTGGTCTTGTTCCAATCAATCGTGAATTCAAGGGCAGGGGCATTGCTCTTTTCATCCGCTGGCTCGATCTTGACCTTGTTTGTGTTGAGCTTCCTTGCGTACCGCTCCATGAAATCCTTAAAGGTGACTTTTGCGGTCTTGTCGTAGCTTTGAAGGCTTCCGCCCTCCATAATCTCTCTGGCATCACGAAGGAATGTCTCTCCTGTTGTATCTAGTGATATGAAAGCTTTCCGCCCTGCTTTGATCTCGGCTTCGGCTAGGTCTGCTGTGTCTTTGATTTTAGCTCCAAGAACCATGTTAGCGGCGACATTATGGAATTGCCCAGAAAGAGGATAGATAAGAGCTTTTGCTGTCGTGCCTTCATATTCTTCCTGTGCATCTACTACAAGCTGTTCGGTCAACTTCTTCATCTTTTCGCCGATCTCGATCTGCCTCATTTCGCCGAGGATTTCATTTGCGGCGTTATGGGCATCAATGACCTCTTGCTTGGCTTTGATTGGTGTTGGAATGAAGGGGATCTTCTGTCCCTTCCAAGTAAATCCACTCTGGAGTCGGAACATCTGCCCAGCCCGAGCCAGCATACTGCTGGTCATCTGCATAAATGGATTGCCGAACCGCTTGGCGAGTCTCTCAAACTCACTTGCGGTAGGTACAGCCATTGGGATGCTGGTCTTGGGGAAGTAGGTGGCGATGTTGGCGGGGCTTTTGATAGCCGTTGCCGAAGAGAACACCGCTCCTCGTGATCTCGGAATTACACTTCTAAAGAATTCGCCGATAGAGCTGTCTGTTCCCGCCGCAGTATGGCTTTCGTCGAGAATGAAGATTGCCCTGTCTGCAATTGCATTAAGGGCGGGGATAACATCCTTTTTGGCTGAAGAGCTGATCTGGGCATAGGTAGTAAAGATTGCGTTATGTTCGCTGGGCAATTTCCCGCTCTGTGCGATAAGTCGGAGCTTCTGGATCGGGTTCTTCATCGTAACAGGGCGACCCTTGCTACGCATTGAACTCCAGTTGTTATTTGTGATGAGAGGCTTGATCTGCCCTTCAAATCCGACGTCCTCAATATCGTCCATCATTGCTACATACAGAGGCTCTGATTTAGTCACAAAAACTGGGATAAGGCCCTTGGGCAGGGCGTAAGTAAAGATAAGCGCCCCTACTGGGCGACCCTTACCAACGCCCATCTCGTGTCCAATAATAACGCTTTTGCCTTTATCAATCTGATTGATGGTAAGGGCGATGGTCTCTAAGGCTTCTGCTGAAAGCCGTTCCTCGCCGTCATCCCGTTTGAAAATCTTGTCTAAAGGAATTCCCAAAGTCTTTGAGACGTACTGCGGGATTGGGCCGACTTCTTTAACAAGCTCGTCAAACGCAAAACGCTGTTCTGGTGCTAGGTTGGCGGGGGATGATAGGCCTAAAGAGTAGTAGCCATCTATCTTCTTGGATTCTTCCTCTCCAACTGGAGTCCAGCTCTCTTGTAGCTCGGCCTTTTCTTGGTCTTTGTCGATCTGCTCTTCCCGAGGATCTGGGGCAGGGAGGCCTCTGGAACTTAACGACGAGCTTGGCCTTGTTTTGGCGAGCGTCTTCTCGACGGCCTTCTGGGCGGCTGAACTTATCGTCCCAGCGTAATCATCGACCAGAGGAATTGGTTGTCCAAAGATATCTGTTTCGCCCATATCCTTGCGGTCTTGGATCTTGGCTTCCAGCTCTGAGGCCAGATTGTTTAGGTAGCTGGAGAGCTTTGCGCTGGAATCTCTGAAATCGTAAATAGGCTGGAAGACATCGGCGGCAGTTTGGTCAAGGATGTTTTCCGCAAGTCCAGGGATCTGGCTTCGGTTGTTCTCGACGAACGACTGCCAATCCTTTGGAGTGTTCACTCCTCCAGCCCTCTTAGCCTCGAGATAGGCCTGTAGTGATTTTGCTATTGGGACAAGAGGGTCGAGCTTCTCGGCTTTTTCTGCTCCTAGAACCTCTGTGGCTATCTGCCGCAATGAAACAAGTCGGGTAACTGATTTCGTTAGGGCGGCGGCCAAGGTCTTTATACCAGAATTGCCATTCTCTGGGTCGGTAATTGCAGATATGATGATCTTTTCGGAGTCCGATATTACTCCATTGTTGGAGCTGGCAATCGCATCGGCCAGAAGGGCAGAGGTTACTCGATCCTTGAAGGCCTTGGTAAAGCTCTCGTCGTTGTTCCTGTACTGCTGTGGCGAGCCGAATATCTCAAAGAACTTCTGCTGAATCGCAACGCTTTCTGGACTTTCCGACAGATCTCCGTTTTCGTTTTGCTTGATATCTCGGAGTTCTGGGTTGTCTTGTATTTCACGAGCATCGGAGACGGCAAGCTCTTCAGTCGCCAAAGTCCCTGTATTTGCCCTTACCGCAAGCCTCCTCAAAAACTGCTCTGGCGTTTTGTTGACGCCCAACCCAGTTGCCGTCTTGTTGGACTCTTCAAAACTCGCCATTAGATCCATCTCGGTGACCACAATCGGCATCTTCATAGATCGGATCTGTTCGGCCATTTCTGGGAACTTCTCCATCAGCTTGGCTCGGTAGGCGGCCGCCCGCTCTGGGTAGCGACGGAACATTTCTATCATTGCCTTGATCCGTCCGTGACCGCTTACGATTTCGTTCTTATCGGTAAGGATGGGTGCGCCGTCTCCTGTAGATGTTCCTGGCATCGCTTTGTCTGGATCCCAGTTGCGAGCCATAGTCTCAATCTGTGTTTTATAAGCATCCCGATCTTTTCGGTTTCTGGGCTGGATGTCCGTGCCTTCCATGTCCTTGGCTTCGGTGGCCTCGATGATTTTTGGATTTCCAACAATTGTTGAACCAGTAAAGCCCTGCGTGAAGGCTTTAATTGTGTTTTCTTTGGCTTTTGGTGCGGGCGGGGCAGGGGGAACAGGCGGAGCGGGCGGAGCTGGTGGCTCTGGAGGAGTTGGAGGGGCGGGTGGCTCTACTTGTTCTGTGACTGGCTCTGGCTGTGTCTGAGCCTCTTGGGCAGGGGCTGTCGTGGGTCTAGGATTTGCTCCAGTCGATGGAAGGTTGGGCTGAACTAGGCCACCAGAACGCTCTCCAGTCACGGACGGAGAAGGGACGCCAAAATCAGACCAAGCCTGTTTGTTGCCTTTTAACGCTTCTTGAATGCGGTTTAAGACATCATCCAGTTCAGCGCCTACCTTGGGATTTGCGGAAGAAAGAGCCTTACGCATCCGACTTAGGGATTTGTAAACGGCCATGATATACTGCTTAATCTGGGCGATAAGATCCTTAACCTTTGTTCCAACAGCTCTTTCTCCAGAAGCATATCGCCCTTGAGCGGCAGTCCGAAGCTCAACCCTGTTTTCGGTAAGGCCAGATTTGTTTTCAATCTGACCAAGCTGTCTGAGCATTTCGCTCATTACCTGCATTGTTTTTACTTTGTCTCCTCCAAGATAAGTTCGGATTTCTTGAGCTCCAGCAGGGGAGGAATCAAAATCGGTATTTGGATCGTACAGGGAAATTGAAGAAATTAGTGCTTTTAGGACTTGTTCGTTGCCTTCCGCCACCTCAAGGATGTCGTTAAATTGCTTGTTTCTTCTCTCAACGTGGTAAGCCCCGTATTCTTCGGGTCTTAATCCCTTTGCCTTGGCCTCCTTAATTGAGACAGAAAAATCGCCAACATGAAGAAGTTCCTCGTGGAACGCTCTGTTGTTTAGTTCTGGATCTTGGGAATCTTGTAATTTGAAATAGCTTGGATCCACCTTGAGGGAGATAGATCCATCGTCTCCAATGGTGGCGTTCATCGAGGTTCCGCCAATTTCGCCCTCTTCGTAGGACAGTTTTACCCCGTCCACGGATAGGCTTTTTGAAAGTTCCTCTGTCTTGGCTTTTGCCGATGCGATTCTGTCAACCGATGTGCCCCCAGAAAGCCTGTTCCCAGCTCTTTCCATTAACTTTTGCGGAGTGTTTAATAGTGGCTCTTCCTCTTGCTCGACCTCTCCTCGGTTTCTTCTCCATAGATCAGCGCCAGCCATTCCAGAGGCAGATGGTTCAAATGAATCTACCGCAAACTCTAGTCTCTCGATGTCTGCCTTGACCTCCTGATATCTTGAAATGGCTGGAACGTCTTTTGCAAACTTCTCGGCAAAAGCGGGCTCAAGAATTGTGTTTCCGTCAGTTGTGTGTTGAAAAATTGGAACGCCGTTAAGTTTGTATTTTTCAGACTCAATGGTCGGTTTGCCACCAGTAATCACAAATGCGGCCGCAATGGCCGCTTGTCTTGGACTTACATCGCTTTTGGAAGCTGGAGTATCGGAAAGAGATTGGATTTGCTCTCTGGCTTGGTTTTGAGATACGGCAAGGGTTTGAAGCGAGTTGGCTATGTCAGCCCTTACTGCCCAGTAATAGGCCTGTTTATTTGCATCAAGGCCCGCTGACAGCCTTGCATCCAATTCTTTACCAGCGGCAATCAGTCGTTCGGCTGGTTTTAATCCTTTTGCCTCTGGCTCAGACTCGGCGATTGGCCTTGCGTTGAGGACTACTTCTGATTGGCCTGTGGCCCCAAGGCTATTTGCCCATGCTTCCCATCCCCCCATCGGAACGTCGGCTGACCCCTTTTTAAGTTCGTTTATGACTTGCTCGTGACCAGCCTCTTCGTTGCCTTCGATGCCATGGATAAACCCAGAATATCCGCCTATAGTTGCACCGCCTAGGAAGCCGAGTGCTCCAGAATTGATGTAATCTTGCCAAGCCGACTTATCGTTTAGGGTTTGACCAGCCCCAAGTCTTTCTAGCCAAGTTTGACCGAATTCTGTTCCGCCTTCCAATGCGCCAGTCCATCCAAAACCAAGGAGACCAGCGATTGCCTTTGAATCTTTTGCTATGTTCTTAAATTTTTGCGGGATAAGGGGAAATTGTCCGTGAAACAAAACTTCAAGGCCCAGCTTGTCAGAAAGGCTTTCCATTCCGCCAGCCACTATTCCAGTAGCCCAAACGCGAGCCAGATCCGTGCCAGTAATTTCTTCTCCAGATTTCTTTTTTTCGTCTACAAGGGTTGGATAAATTGTTCCAAGCTCTTGGGTAAAAGCGTTTGCGCCGATAAGTGCGGTTGAGCCAGCCCCTTTTGCTATTTGCTTAATTGCCTGTTCGGACGAGATTTTTACACCAGTCTTAACTGAGGTTTCTTCAATTTCCTTGGCAATCATTTTCCCGACAAGTTTCCCAGCCGCTTCGCGCACCATGCCTTTGGCAACCGCTCCAGTTCCGACTCCAGCTAAAGTTCCGAGCCCAGGCTCGGCCGCAGAACCCGCTATACCGCCAATAATCGACATGGCTACAGTTTCAGTCAGTTGGCCTCCAAGGTATCCAAGTCCATAGGTCATCCAGTCGACCATTGCCCCCACATCTCCATCTTTGGCCTTGGCCCATGCGGTTGTTACCTCGTCATTGTCTTGGTGAAGAGCCTCTGCACCAGCCATGCCCTCCTTGTATCCGTTGTATCCCCAGTTCTTGACGTCTGTAGACACACCGCCTTGTCCAAAGAACTTTTCAGCCGTGGCTCCGCCCAAGGCTACCATTCCCTTAACGATTGGGATGGTTTGGCGTAAGGCTACCTCGCCTCCTCGATAAATGTTTTTTAGATCTTTATAAGAATCGTCCCACTCGTCTTTTGTCGATTGCCTTACAGCCTCGCTGTAGTTGGCGGCTTTCTGCTGAACAGCTTTAATCTCATTGTTAAGGGCTGTTTTGGCTTGCGGGTTTTCTTGGATGGCCTTGCTGGCCTTCACCGCAACTGAAATTGGGATATCCTTATTTTTGACAGCCTCTGGAAGTTTGTTGACTGCTTCTTTTGGATCCTCTGGAAGGATGGGTGGCTTGGGAGATTCCTTGGGGTTACCCAAGAAAACTCGCTGATTTGTTGCTCCAGCCATTTGGCTTGCTTGAGCGTCTATGCTTTCTTTTTGCGTCTTTGCTTCTTGTTTTGCGCTGTCGATAGTGTCTTTTTCAAGTTGCTGGGCTGATTCGAGGGACTGGTTGCCCATAATGACGCTTGGAAGCTTTTGCTTGAGGTCGGCCTCGAGGACGTTGATGGCCCTGTTGGATGCGTCAATTTCATCCTGTGGCGCTCCAGATTTGATAAGTTCATTGTGCTGGGCAATTGCCAGATCCGTTTTCTTTCGCAACAGAGTCCATACAGCCCTCGCGTTAATTGCGGGCTTTTTTATCTCGTCGGTATATTCGGAGAGTTTCTGCTTGCGATTTTCTAGGTTTGCATCGACTGATTTCTTGGCTTGTTCCGCCTCTTTCCGTACTCCCTTTGCTTCTTCGGATTCTGGTAGGCCGATCATCATTCCGTTAACTGCGGAAGGGATCATGCCCTCAAGAGCTTTGGGAAGGGCAGGGGCTTCTGGGTCGAGATTGCCTAAATTGAGGGACGATGCTGATTCTTGTAGTGCTTTATATATCGGATCATCCTTGGGGTCGCTTGACTTGGAGCCGTCAGCTTTGACAATGCCTTGCTTGCGAACGTCTTGACCTCTTTGCATGAGGGCATTGAAGGTTGCTTCTTTTTTCTTTTGGTTTCCAAGTTCCGCTTGGAGCATTTTGTGTTTCGCGAGTTGCGATTCTTTTTCATTTAGCTCCTTTGTGCGGGCCATTTCTTCGTCTGCTATTTTCTTGGCGTATTCCGCTCTTTGGTCGTCTGTTGCGTCCGCGGATATTGGAGGCGGGTTGTTTTTGGCTGTTTCTATTTGGCTCTTAAGATCTCCAATCCCAGCCCGCAGCTCGTCTTCGGTTGCCTTTAGACCCTTGAATGCCTCGCCGTAAATCTGGTCGTCTCTATTCGTCCTTGCGGGTCTGGCAACATTCCGAATGGCCTCGTCGTCAGAATTAACAAGCTCATCAATGCTCCCGATCCTCTTGGATTTGCGGGTTGCGTCACGCTCTGGAGTCGCACCCTCGACTTGGGGTTTGCCCATGGGGACTCGATAGATTGCATTTGGATCTTCCCCGTAGTCTTTATTCCCTGTCTTAATTTGGACTGGAACTTCTGGCTTGTTGATTGGGTTACCAAATTCGTCAAACTTTGTTGTACCGCCCAGCTCGTTTGGGGTTTCCCCAGATCCCCACTCCAGAGTTGCCATTCCCTTGTTGTCGGACGTGACTTTTGGCTCAACGCCTCCGCCAGCTACTTGCCGATGTTTTACTCCAGCGGTATCTAGGGTGCGTTCGGTCTGGGCATTGGAGCGATCCTCCGAGGCCTTCGCTTCTTGTTTTGCAATCTGGTTAAGTTTGTTGGCGTCGCTTCTTGAAATGTAAGTCGGGGTAGGGGCGGGTTTGGGGTTTTGCGCTTCCAGCGCATCTTCTCGTTTCTTGCGAACACGAGCCAATAATTTGTCTGCTTCGTCTGGTTCGGGGCCAGCAAAAGCAGTTCCTTGGATGCGGTTAGGGCGTACCGAGGGATTCAGCTCGCTGGGCAATCCCATTGCTACGATTTCCTAGGGAATGGGCCTGGGCCAGCATACTTTTTGTTTAGTTCATTTACGCTGTTTTGGCGTGCGGCTTGACGTTTCCGTTCCATCGCGTCGGCATTGTCTTGTTTTTGATTTTCCCCTGCGTTTGCAAAAGCCTTTGCTCTTTGATTGTACTCGGCTTGCGAGCTTGCTGGTTTGTTGGTCATTGGGCCGACAGCTACAGTTTCCGTTTCTGGCTTGTAATTATACCCAGCTCTTAGAAGCGCATTTGCATCGGAGCCTCCTCTTGGAGTTTCATTAAAATCAATCGTGCCCCCTCTTGCGCCAGAAGTGATATTCTCTTGATACCCTCCAAGCGGGGAAAGTTCTGGAGGTTTTTCTTTCTGCCTAAAAGATTTTCCTCCGTCTGGGCCATTTGGATTCCCAAACATCTTTTCGTTTGCGGATTGTTTTCTAGCCAACAATTCAGAATCTTGGTTGTATTGCTTTTTAATTCCTTCCCTTGCGTCTTGAGCGTTGTTTCGCTCTGCCGCCAAGGCCATGCGTTCGCCCGCATCCCGAGTGCGGTACATTGCGGCATTGGCGGTTTCCTGTCTTGCAGTTGCTTCGTCAGCCCCTGCTTGGTCATACTTTGGCTCCGTTGGACCTCGATATGTGTCTAGCCTTGGCCCCTTGGAAGTCTCTTGCGTTGGGGTTTGGGTTGGCTCTGGAGCTGGAGTTGTGGGGGGATTAATTGCGCTCATTGAAGTACTTTGAGCTGTCTGAGGGGTGGACTCTGGTACTCGCGGCTTGTTTTCTGTCGGGGCAGGGGGAGTTACTTCTGCTCCTCCGTTGACTGCGTCTACTAATGAGGTGGATGGCGTGCGAGAAACTCTTCCTCGAGAACCCCCGCCTTCAAGTGCCGCATATTGGGATGCCGCTTTTTTCCTTGCCTCGTCAGGAGCATTTTCGAGGTTTGTGGTTTGTTTCTTATTGGAATCCATCCCGCTATTGTTTGATGTCGGTGTTCCAAATACGTTAATTCCAGCTCCTTGGAGTGCCGCATATTCTGGGCTGGCCTTTGCCATTTTCATCCCTTTGGCCGAGCGTCCGTACTTTTCGTAAATGCCCATTACAGAAGCTTTAAGGGTTTCTGGTGAAACATTTTCGGTTTCATCAACTGGGCTTGGGCCTCCGTAAACAGGGGAAGCCCCGCCACCTACTCCACCTTCAAACTTTTTGTTTCTGTAAATTCCAGTTAAATCTTGTAGGGCCATCTACAACAACTGGCCAAGGGAAGTTAGCCCTCAACTGATTTTATGCTTGATGCGACGCATTAGGAGTAGCTGGCAACAGGGGTTCTAGCCATATAGATTGGCTGAAGATCCTTCGGCAAAGTTCTTACCGCCGCTGGCGTGTTAAATCTAGTAGCCCCCGCAATAGTGGTAATTCCAATAGCTATTGCCAGAACATCGTCATCGTGCCTCCCAGCGGCCGCCTCGGATCTACCGCTTTCGGTAATAACGAAGGTTTTTAGTTCCTCGATGGCGTGACGACAATATATGTCAATTCCAGACCCTTTTTCATCGTGGTCTCTAATAGCTGACGCAAGTTCCTCAATGACAATACGTCTGGTCTTGTCTGTGGTCTGCCATCCCAAGGCTTTGCTACGCCTAGATTCTCGTAAATTGAAGATTTCACGCTGATAAAGGTTAACGCTGGACTCTTTAAGTAACTCAATAAGAGCCAGTCCTGGGCCGTTGACCTCTGGGACTACCAAACACCCTCCATAATGCAGGGAAAGTCTCTCTATAAACTCGGCCAATACGTCAATATCGACTCGGCATGGAGGTCTTACCCTTGCCACGAGGGCAGGGCGGATCCACGAGCCGTCAGCATCAAAGTATCCAGCCCTTAAAACGACTACAGAGTGGGAATCTGGGTCAGATCCAGAGACTTGGGAGTTTCCTGTCATGCAATCTGCTGAAATTAGGTATCTGCCGTTCTCTTTGGGGTTTTCCCATATCCACGCCCAACTTTCGGCCATAGAACAGCTCCTAAATATGGGTTTTGTGAAGTTAGTAGGGACGTCGATTGTCCCATAAATTGGATCTTTTATGGTTTTTTCAAGGGCGGAGATTCCAGATAGGTCAAAACGAGGCCGTCCAGACGCCAAAAAGCAACTGATCGGGTCAGAAGGGTACTCTTGCTCAAATTGCTTAACATCTCCACCGCACTTCTCCTTGATAACTCGGCGTCTCCACGCCAATTGATTGTCTGTCAGCAAAAATTCGTCCCTTAAAGATTGCTCCTTAAAGGACAGATCAAGAGGCTCCGTATCTATTTCTTGGTTTTCCTCGAAGTTATGCCAAGCGGCGAAGATTCGGATGTATCCGTTTCCTGTTTTACCGCTTTTGTACTCGTCAAATGTGACCGCACTCTGCCATGTGTTGTAAAAAGCACCGCCAGCTCCGTTTGGGGTGGATTCCTCGATGACGATTGTGTTAGGTGAGGTGGGTACGCAGTTACGAATAGCCAACAGGATCTTCTCCCCAGACCGCTCCCCAGCTCGACGATAGTGGGCAACCTCGGAGCAGAGAAGGGCTTGGAGTGTCATGGATCGCCCTGCACCAGGATCGTTGGCGGTTTCCTTGGCTATTCGGCTTCCGTTGGATAATTCGCCTCGTGACACGCTGAATGTTTGCCCCCAGTCGAGGTTGTCGTTTTCTACATACCGATTGACCATATTCAAAAGGTTCTGGGAAGTATCCAGCTCGTCACCCAGAACACAGGCCGTGGCGTTTTCGGTGCTACGAATGAAATGGGTTATAACGGCAGCCGTTATAGTGCTTGAACCCATCTGCCGAGGCTTCAAAACAACAAGCCGAATGGGCTTTTGATTCTTTTTTAGCCAGCGGATGACTTGGGCAACGTGCTTCTGAAGATAGTTAGCCCTTGGGCTTACCAGTTTTGCGTCCTTAGTAAGGATTTTTGTGTAGGTCTCCCACCACGCAAGGAAATCGGCTTTTGCAACCGCCTCGATGGTTTCGAGAGTTACTTGCGCTTTTTCTTGTTCTTCGGCCATGACCAGTAGATTTCGGTGCCATGCCCAGACCCAAGGGTGGCGGTCTTCCACTCACCGAATTTGTTGGCTTTGCGTTTTTCTGAAAGGCTTTTGAGCTTATTCTTTTTCATGTTTCCACCAGTCGGCGGAGTCAGTTGGCTTGGCTTTTTTGGCTAGTTCTGAAATTGTTTTTCTGGCCTCCCGAAGCCCAATGGTAAGCCGAACGCATGGGGTTCCGTTTTTGTCTAAAAAACATTCAAGGAAACCCTCTGAATGAAGGTAAGCTATGGCCGCTAGGGCTTCTTTTTCTCGGTTATAGCTCATTGAACTCAAGGGCTTGCGTGACTAGGGTTTCTTTGCTCATGGATTAGATACCGTCAGGAACACTGGGAGCCACAAACTGCACCGCATCAGCCTCATCATTTGTCTGGGAGGCTAGGATCAATCCCTTGCACCGCAGGTATTCGTTGCGGCAAGCGGCGATGTAGGACTTGATGGCCTCGCAACGCTCGGGTGGATAGATTCCAAGAGCGGCGTTTTGTTGCGTGGATTCGTCTAGGCCAGCAGATGATATTGTTAGACTTGTTATTTCCCTAACAAACTCAAGTTTTGCGTTTTTGCTTTCATCAAGAGATGATGCAATAGTTTCGACCAAAAACCCATTTTGATAAATATCATTTTTCATTGATACCTCACATATATACACGGCGTGCCTTGGTTTGATATTGTTGGAGAAGCGGAGCTTGGAAATGTTGAAGATGATATTGAAATTACAAATGGAAAATTAGCAAAAGTTAATGTACTTCCAGATAGGTCAACTCCGAAGAAAAACGTATGCGAAGATTCGGAGGATTGAACTACGCCTCTAAATTGATTGGTGTTTGACGAACCAAACAAAGCTGTATAATACAATCCAGCATTGATTGAGAGGGTGGATGTTAAGACAACTGTTTTATGAGTATTGTCATCGGTTGTTGCGGTTGTGGTAAAACTATTTCCAGTTGATGCTGTGAGTAACGTGCTTGGCTTTCCGTCTGAATCAGAATCGTATAATGCAACATAGTTGGTAGAATTTGCAAATTGCTGTCCAAGCCTTATTGATAACGCATCTATTGTTCCTGCCTTTAGGAAGATTGGCGTACAATATGCTGTTGTTGCAAAATTCGGATAGGTTGTAAGACCATTATCACCTCTTGCCCCAACTGGCGCATAAAGCCTTGTTGAGGCAAATGCCGTGATGTTTGGACGGATTAAAGCTGGCTTAAATGTTGCGTCACCAGCAAGACAAGTGAATTGGTTCCGTTGAGCAGGAGCAGGAACCAAACCCGCCGTGCCTCCGCTGGAACTGGTAGCTCCAACTAGATTCGATGGACTGCCGCCGCCAAGGAATCCCATACCTTAACCCTCCCAAGCCACGAAAGCCTTACCAGTCGTGGCGCATAATACGTTGATGGCTTGCGTAGGAATAAAGCTGGTCTCAAAGATCATCCCGCCCCCGTTTGCGGATAGAAGCAATCCAGTGGTGGTAGTTGGCGTATATCCAACCCCAAGATACATCGCAGTGTCGGAGATATTCTGAATTACAAAATACTTTCTGGACGAGTTGGATGCCGCAACCTGTTGCGAGGTTCCTCCTGTCGTAATGGTGGACGAGCGAGTAGTAATTGTTCCAGTGGAGGAGAGCGCAGTAACGCTTCCGCTAACTGGCTGGGTTGTCTGCCAGAAAGTACCAGTTACTGGCGTAGTAGGTGCGGCAGCAAGAGAGACGGGCTGAGTAACTCCCGATCCGTCAACTGGAATCCTGCCCGATACAAGAGCTGGAATCTTCGCAAGAAGACTCGTCCAGTTCTGAAGTCCACGCTTAATAAATGCAATTACAGAGAATGTTCCAGTATCTGTTGTGGCAACCGCATCAGCCTTAGCCCCAAGATCCACCGCCGTCACTGCGCCAATGCTGTTTGTGCCTGGGGGAATAGCGGCGAGTAGCACGGAATAAACAGCGCCACTTGTATTTACTGAAATTTGTTTCCCGCCACCGCTAATATTTTCGTAACCGTAAACACCAACCGAGCCAGAAACAGGAAAATCACGATCAATCCCAAAGGTCGCTCCATCGCCATCTTGTAGGCCATACAATACATTATCAACATTTACCGTGCCAGAAATGGGCTGTGCATACGAACCAGCTGCTGCTGGTTGCAGTGCGACAAGCAAATTCCCGTCACTATCTAAGTTCATATCTGAAATTGCTTGGTCATCGTAATAAATAGTCAAAGCATCTCCGTTTGCGTGTGCTGACGATGCGGTTATGACAGAGCTATTTAGAGTAAGTGAAGTATTTGCTCCCTGCGTAAAGGCTTGGAGTGTTGTCGCTGAATCAGCGAAGTTATAGTAAGTTACATTCCTCGTCGTGTTGACGATTAGAAGTAACTGATCCCTGTCAATATTCACCCCTGTTAGGGTGATTACTCCAGTGGTTTTATTATAGGTATAATTTGGGGCGATTTGTTTCATGCTTTATCCTAGGGCGATAGCAAATGCGATTAGGGTTGCTTGAAGGCTGGTTACTTCTGATATCGAGTGAGAATGAGAAGTTGGAGTTCTGCTATTTGAAAGCCTGGAATCATCTCCAGCACAGAAACTATTCGAAGTAGTTCCAAATGTTCCTGTCGTTACAACGCCAGAGGTTGTCGTGATTAGCGGAAGATTGGCGGTTGAGCCTATTTTACCATCAGAGGTAAGATTGCCGTGAGTGTGAGAAGTAAGGGCAATCGTTCCAGTTGCATTTGGAAGGGTGATTGTCTTGTTGCTTCCGCTTGCAGAGCCTTTGAGCGTTGTTCTGGTTCCAGTAAAACCAAGTTGTATTGAGCCAGTTGCACGAGTGTCGATTGCTCCTCCACCATTTGAGGTATTGATGTATCCACCTACAGTTTGTGCCCCCAAACTAATTCTCACAATACGACTCCCGACACCCTCTGGTTGTGACCAATAATCTCCTATTGGAATATCATTCCTTCCAATTTGAGAATTGCTCAAGTAGGCCAACACGGATTCTTCGCCTAAGATTCCCCATCCAGTGTAGTTAGGAGCAATCTGCGTAGTAAGCCCTAGAGGTCCAACTCCGTTAGTGAAATACATTAGTATTGGGTATATCCCTCCACCCATATCAATCGTGCCAGCATACGAAAGCTCTGTTCCTATATACTGTGGTTCGTAAGAAGAATTGTAGTACCCGCTAGAACTATTGCTTCCGACTAACCCCCACCCGCCATGCGTAAAGATTGACCCGCCATTATACGAGGTGACGATAGATCCGCCTCGATACCCGCCAGCAACTCCAGACATAACCAAGCTCCCACCTCTGTCATTAAACGTAATATTATCGGATCCGATAAAAATAGATTTTCCAGAACCTTCTTCTACGGTTAATCCAGTTGGCTCGATGTAGGCATTTGCATAGTTCGCAGCCGCTCCGCCAGCCACTCCGAATCCCCATGCGCGTATTTCTGAACTAGTCCCGCCCGAAGCGGAACCTCCTACGGTTAATCCAGTTGGCTCGATGTAGGCTTCTGCATAGTTCGCAGATACTCCGAATCCCCATGCGCCTATTTCTGAGTTGCCGTCACCACCTGACTGATTAAATGTTACAGCCTTATCTGTGTTTGGGCTAACTGCATTTGAGTGAATTAACTCGGCTGTATTTGCAATTCCGTGAACTGATGTAGTTGCGGAGTTATGGGTTGTTATTTTGCCATCAACCTCTACGGCGGCTTGATCAGGAAGATTGGCTGTTGGGACTTTTGAATTTGCGTCCAGCGGAGCGTATCCGTTCGCAACACCCTTATTAGCCTTGTCTTCCTTAAGCGTAAGGTTGATTATACCGCCGCCGTTTGTGTACGGAGTTGGTAGCGTCTCGTCCGTTGTTCCGCCTGTATATGGAAGTTGTATTGCCACAGATCACACGCTCCAACTTATAAGCAATCCAGCAAACAGGATCTGCGGTATGCGTCGTTATCGTTTAACCATGTAATCCTTGGCGTATGCCCAAGCTGGGTTGTGATGGATCTGGTTGTGGCAAGAAAAGCATACTCCAAGAAAGTACCCAGTATCGTTTAGCCTGTCCCCAAATCGCCCTTTTTTGTGATGGATTTGGTCTGCGAGCCTGGAATGGCAGACTTCGCACATAGGTTTCCTGTCTAGGTAATCCTTGCGGATCTTTGCGTAGAGCCTGTTTTGTTTGGCACGTTTCTTGGAGACCCTGCGGAGAGGCGACCTTTTCAATCCTGATTCTGGTCTCCGTACCCAAACGCTTTATTCTTAGCGCCTTCAAGTGCGCCAGTAATCCCGCCAATGTTTTCGATTGCCTCCGTGTCTTGTTTCTTCTTTTTCTTGGACAGGCCTGTATCTGGGGTCGGGCCAGCGTATTCGTTTGCGTCCATATTTAACCCAAGGTAAGGAGATACTTGAGCTGGTTGGCTGTCCCCAGCATTTCATCACGCAAGTTGAGTAAATCGGTATCTTTGGGCGAGAGCAGGGTAGGGAGGATTTCTACCAGGAACTTGATGAATCCGTTTATGTAGACCAAGAACTGGCCAGAGTAATCATCGAGCTGTATGTCGGCGCCGCCTGTAGGCCGTGAGTACTTTCCAATATAGACCTCGATGAATTCGTCAATTGTCTCAGTCAATTCCTCGTAGGCTTTACCAAAGGCTTGGTGCTGGGCATAGGACTTGGTCTGCCAATGAAACAGCTTGATCTGGTTTTGGAATCCAAGAAATGAGCTTACGATGGCTTTGCCAGAGTTCTTCATTTTTTCTTTTTGGGAATGCAGTTAGGAACTGATTTCCCTTTTATCTCCTTAGTCCCAGCCATCTCGTAGTTTCTCCAGCATGGATCACTCTTTTTGGGGAGTGGCCCCGCATAGCTCTTCATTACTCGGAATAGGATTTACGGATGTCAATCTTAGGAGCTTTGTCGGCGTATTTTGCACGTGCCATCTTAGTGTTTGGAACAAAGTCTTTAATTTTTTTGTATTTCGTTTTATTCCAGTTGGGATCGTTAATGGAATTATCCGCCCCCATTCCAACGGCGTTATTCTGGTTCTCGGCGTCGGTGGCCATGTAGTTTGGGCCAGAGTATTTCGATGAAGGATAGTCTCCCATAAATTACTCTTGGTAGGATTTCTTTACGTCAATCTTGCGGGCCTTGCGGACTGGCTTTTTAGTCTCCAAGTCTGCCTCTCTTTTGGCTTCTTGGCTGTTTGGTGCCTCATCTTCTGGCCCCTCATCTGGGCTGGGGCCAACGTACTTCTTCATGTCTCTCATTCGGCGAGAATGGGAACGGCGACATTATTCCAAAAGCAGTATTAGGGTTGCGGCGACGCATCGCTCCGCGGGGTGTGGTATCGCTTTTTATTTCAGATATTTGTCTTTGAAATGGCCGACACAAAAGAGGCTTGGGACAGATTGAAGACCGAGGGGTTCTTCACGCCACACCTGCGAGTCAAGCAAGCTGGCAACAAGGGGCTGGGTGTTTTTGCAGAAATTGATGTTGAGAAGGGGAAGCCGATTGAGTTTTGTCATTCTATTGTGATGGAGCATCGCAACCGCTACCAGCATGACCCAGAGTTTCGTCGCTATTCGTACTGGGCTAGTTGCGAGTGTGAAGAATGCAAAAGACACGGATCTCAGGCCGTCCTACCTTTGGGTAATGGTTGTATTTACAATTGCGCTGACTCAAAAGATTTGGCTAATTGCGCCTACCAAGTGATTGCAAAAGAGAGGTTGGTTGTGTTTTTTGCCATTAAAGACATTAAAGCAGGGGAAGAAATTCTGACTTGGTGGGGGCAGGGGTATTACAACCAATACTGCAAGGCTAGTTCTGCCCCCGATACGAAGGTGGCTGATGGTACAGCGTTGGCCACTTCTGATTCTTATCCAGCATCTCGTACTGAATCTTCGGATCCACTCCCTGTCGAAATTTCGGTAGAATCACAAGCCGAGACCAGCCAGTAAGCTTATTAAAGACAGCAGACCTTCCAGCCTTGGGGATTTCTGTAAGTAGTTTAATCATCTTGGCTTCTCGTTGTTGCCTTTTCCTTAAGCACCTTTCGCCACAGCCGCCAAGCTGTTCCTGGTGAAAGGCCTAGGGTTCGCGACAAATGACGGACGCTAACCACCTCACCAGAATCAATCACAAGCCTAGCGAGCTGGAGCTGTTCTTGGGTAACGGATGTAGTCCGACCACAATGAACGCCTCGATCCATGGCGGCACGCATCCCAGCTTTGGTACGTTCCCTAATCAGATCTCGCTCAAACTCAGCCACGGCCGCCAACACATTGAGCTGTAGCTTGGAGGCGGGGTTCATTGTACCGCCTGTCGTGTCGATACCTTGGGAGGGGACACATAACCCGCAATCATACGAAAGAAGGTCGTTAATCAACCCAGCCAAGTGTTGGGTAGACCTGCCAAGCCTATCCAGCTTCCAAGCCAAGATAACTTGGATTTCCTTGTCCATAGCCGCCCGCATCATCTTGTCCAAGGCTGGGCGTTCGGTAACCGACCCAGATATGCCGTGATCTTCGTAAAATACAGGAGTCCAACCGCGAGCCTTGCAGATCTGGGTAAGGTTATCCTTTTGGAGGTCGGTGTTCTGCTCGTCCGTCGATACCCTCAAGTATATGCCCGCATTTGATGTAGTCATGCCCTGTAGTCCTCAAGTGTTGCCAGAAGTTGACTAGGGGCGTGTACACCGCTGGTCTGTAGTCCCCCCGTAGTCCCCCAGTACAGCTCCAGTGGCACTCCCAAAAAACTGGTAACGCTCAAGGTAACGGCCAAGTAACGAAAAGGTAACGGCAAAGTAACGGCAGAATAACGCCTCCGTAGTCAATTCAATCCAATGACTTGCGCTGATTGTAAGAAAAAGTAACGGCAAAGTAACGGCAAGGTAACGAAGAAGTAACGCCTCTGGTAACGCAAAAGTAACAGGCAGAGTCCAGAAGCCAGAGGCTAGAAGCCAGATAATACACACATACAAAGCCGTCCAAAGTGCGTTCAACCCTATGATGAATTTTGGACGCACAGACCAGAGGTGGCTTACGCCACTTTGTTTTTTTGTTTCTTAAAATGGGATTTGGGGAGACTGGGCTAACATTGGTCGATCTAACGACTCAAATCAATTCTAGGGCCATTTATGAGCGATTGCGTGGCTTTTAATGTTAGAGTCTAACGTCAGAAAAGGGGGAGGGGGGTTATAGGGGTAAAAAATTTTTAGGGGGGGGTGGCTATTTCAAGTACCAGGACAAAGTAAGCGGCAGGGGGTGGGTGGGCTGTTGAAGTGGGGGAGGGTAGCTGTCTATTTCTTTTTATCGCAGACCACGACCAACTCGGATGCGTGGAATTGGGGGTTGGGTAGGGGTGGCCTCTGGGAATTTGCCTCTGTGCGCTGTCTCTGTCCCGCCTCTGTCCATCCGTGCCTAGCGTCCGTAAGCCTCCCTCATCGGACACCGCCCCATCTGCCCACCCTTTCGGACACTCCCGACCCCCATTCACGCACGTACCCCTAAACGCAAGAGGGGACATCCTTGCCCCTTTATTTAATGCCTACGCTCCGCATATTCCTCAATCGACAAAGGCCATCCCAATCAATGCCTACAAAGACCCGCTTCGCATACTCCCCAAACGATTCGCCCCAAACCTCCTTTTCACCTTCGGGCAGTTTCGACAAGCTGACCATGTATCCGCAAGCGATTCCCTCCACACCCTCGATTCTGTGGCCGTCATTTACCAAAGAGCGCAAGGTTTCCAGTTCCTCGGCCGTCCTCACTTTAATCCATTCCGAGTTTTGTTTCATATTTTCTCCAAGGTAATCGTCTTGGCCTTATGGTTGCACCGCATAAAAATTGCCTCCTTGTTTCGGGGTTCGGTCTTTAGGGATGCCCAGCACCTTTCCACCGCTGACAAGTCGGGCATTTCGGGGCAAATGGGGTGCGATATCGAGGACACATAAGCCCAGCCGTTTTCCAATTCTTCGAGCCTGTATTCCTCTATCCCGCACCTGTGCTTTGCCCGCTCTAAAGCTATGCGGGGATCTTCCTTAAATCCGTTCCACAATGTTTCCCAGTTCGTTGTATTCATACCCTTGCGTCCTTGCCTGTTGCAAACCACGCAAGCCTAGGTAGCTTTTTGATTTCTTGGGGCTTCAATCCTTTCCGTGATTCCAATACGCTTGCCTGTGCTTTTTTCAATAAAACCATCAATTCAAATTTATATTTTTCTGGTATCGTGTCGTTATCCCATTCGTTGCTCATTTGTTCCCCCTTTGGTTAGTTTCTTAAAGAGTTTCCGTTGTTTGCTGATTGTCATGGTTGGGTTGGCCGTGGGGTTGAACCTTGGCCGTTGGTGTTAGCTCAACGCCATCACGCCGACATACGACCCGCAAAGGTCATACACCGACAGCGTCAAGTCAGTTGAAGTTTCGTTTTGGGTTTCCGTCCAGTTCAGTTCGTTGTTGTTGCTCATAGTCTGGAGTCCGTTGGCGTTGCGTTTCAGACCCTGCTTGCACAAATCGGCCCGATTCCACGCTCCACGCTGTCGGGGTCTGTGAGTCTTGCCCCGCACACAACGCACCGCCCGATTGCCCGCCCTATCTCTTGGCATTGTGCCAGCGTCAGCCTCATGGATTCGTCAAGGCTTCCCATCGCACCCCGCACAAAATC